CTTTCCGCTCAAAAAGTTGTTGTAGGCTTCATGGATGGCGTCGAAGGGGTATGCTGGATCGTGAACAAGGGAGAACCGACCGAACTGATTATATCGGTTCCGATGTGGACAGCACTGGACGCAGGGGTTGAATCTGTGCGGCGTGCGAGTATTCTGATTAAGAAAAGTGAGGGGCTCGTACCTGCGATTGAAAAGGACATTCCGGCCAGGACGGAAATGCAATGATCGTTAGGTTGTCTGGGTCATTAGAATCCGAACGAGCGGTCACGGTCTCACGTTCAACCATCTGGTAGGAGACAATGCGCAAACCTCCCGACGAATATCAGAGAGAATATCCGTGCGAGGTTCCATTTCGGTTATTGGATGAGTCGGAGAAACTGACGCGCGGCCAGCAAGTCATTCTCGGTGTTTGCATCGTTGCTGCGGGTGGATTCTCCTTCATGGTGGCTCACTGGTATTATGTATGGATGCTCCAATGACAATCGAACTTCTGCTTCATCTTCAAAAGCTCTGGCCCCACGGCGACCAGCATGTCCCCGGTTTGATTGAGGGAATGGCGGCGAGCGCGCCCGCGGTATTCGAGAAATACAAGATTGAAGCGCCGCTGACCGTCGCCATGATGTTTGGCCAATTCAGCGAGGAATGCGGCGCCGGCCTCGAAATGGTGGAGAACGACAACTTCACCGCCGAGCAATTGCTGCGGTTGTGGCCGTCGCATTTCACCGGCACGATGGCACAACGCTACGCGCATAACCCGCGCATGATCTGCGACGTGGCCTATGGAGGCCGCATGGGCAATGCGCCGCCGCCCTCCGACGATGGCTACAATTTCCAGGGCCGCGGGCTATCTCAATGCACCGGCAAGGAAGGCTATCAGAAAGTCAAGGAAGCGACTGGCCTTGACGTGATCGCCGATCCAGGGCTCCTATCGTCACCCGAACACGCGCTCGAATGTGGCGTCGCGGATTTCGTGCTGTGCGGCTGTCTGCCGTTCGCGGAGAAGGGCGACATCATCAATACCACCAAACGGCTCAATGGCGGTCTCAATGGCCTTGCGGAGCGGGAACGATGGACGGCACTTTGGAAGCGCGAGCTTGGCGTTTAGGCGCCGTTGCCGCTGTAATTGGCATCGTTGCCTTTGCAATCTACGAGCTCGCTATGCCCGTCATTGGCCTTGGGCTGCTCTACGTGATAAAACTTCACCTTGATTGTTTGACGACGGGATGCAGCTAGATGACTCCGCTACACTGGTTTTTCTTCGGCGTGGCTTGCATGGTCAATGCGCCGACAGACTGCACGCGCGTTGTGTTCGACCAACCCATGCGCGTGACCGATCTCAGATACACCGTCCCGTCGCCGCCTTTGGTGTTTGATAATCCCGGCGATTGCATGAATGCTATCCCGCTCGAATTCGACCGGCACAAGCCGTATGCGGTCGAAGGATCGGAGTGGGTTGAAATTGGCTGCACTATGACAGGAGATCGCAATGCCTCACATTGACCCGACTGTACGCTTTTGGATCAGCATTCTTGTGACCGTCGCTATCGGTATTTCCAGCGGCACGCTGGTCTTGACCAATGCCGTCCCGCCCGAACTCATCAAGCCGATCACGGCATGGTGCGGCATCATCGCTTTTGTTGGCTCGGCCGTCATGAGCACCTTGAGCGGCATGGGCATGACTACGCAGAGCCGGTTGGCGAGCGCGGCGGCCGATCCTTCCGTCAAGGCCATCGTGACCACTGCTGCCGAGGCATCTGCCGCGCCAAGCGATAAGGTGGTCCCTACGATCCAGGCGGCGCAGGCGGTCGCCGCAAAGGTGGCAGCATGAATCCGACAATCGCATTGGTCCTGCAAAAGAATGCGGCAGACATCGAAGCCATCGTGCCAAAGATAGGGATGCCAACTCTTTTGGCGCTGGTCCCGAACTTCATGAACATTCTGAAAACGGTGCAGGAAGCGCCGCCGACAGGAAAGTAAGTTTGTTTGTTAGCTTGGCTACCTTGGCGTGCGATTGTTCTTTGGGATTCTTACGGCCATAGAGAGTGGAAAAATGTTGAACCAAGCTCCTTACGGATGGACAATCCGGCAATTGATAAAACACATTAAAGAAGGGCCATCGTGCCAAGTCAAAGGCGGGGATTATGAACCAGCGCGACCCTACGGCATGTTCACACTCGGCTCGCGACTGAAACATGCTTGGGCTGTCTTTACGGGCCGCGCCGATGCGCTTTATTGGCCATTTCAGAACCCGAAGGCTTACTGAAATTGACCTCTATGGCCGTAAAATCCTCGCAACAAAATCGAGCGCCAAGGTAGCCAGTCTAACCAGAAACTTTTTCGGTCCCGTCGTTTAATCTGTGATGTTGTAATAAAGTCACGGTATTTTCTGTTAGGCGTATGATCGTAACTTCACAAGTGGAGAGAGAATCATGCGCAAGTTGTTTGGAATCCTCGGGGCGCTTGCGCTCCTGAGTTCGACGGCGGCGATGGCGGCGGATATGGCGGCCAAGGCGAATCCGCCAAGCCCGCTTTTCACCGGCTATCCTTACGGAAGTTCGGGCGTCATCTTCGGTCTCTATACCGAAGGCGGCGGTGGTCCCGTCAATGGTGCCGCAGCGGTGCCCGGTGGTGCCGTCAATCCCAATGGCCTCGTTGAACTGAACGCCGCGTTCGGCGCGACCGTAGGCTACGCTTGGGGCGCAAAAAACAGCCCCTTTGCTTACTCTGTCGAAGCCGACGTCGGCGGCACAAACTTCAACGGCTCGCAACAGGGCTTTAGCATTGGCGGCCCACTCGAAGGCGAATTCAGGGTCGTTGCCTATACACCGGCCGCCAATCTGATGCAGTGGCTTCCCAACGCTCCCAACCTGGGCACACTGCCGCCGTTCAATGTTCTGCCGGCGGGCGTGACTGCATCGAATATCCAGGTGGGTCTCATGGGCGGTGTACACTGGAATGACGTTTCTCTCAACTTCCAAGGTCTGTCGAGCAACAAGGAATTCCGGGCAGCGCCTATGTTCGGCATTGTTCAGATGGAGCAGTTGTCCAACGGCCTCGCACTGCGAACCTACATCAAAGACGTTGTTTCGCAGCAATCAATCACCGTCGGCCCTATCCCAACCAAAGTGGCCAGTGGCGGTTTGACCAATCAGGTGCTCGCTGGATTTAGCGTTCTCTGGTAAGCGCCGGGGGAGTAGCGTCAGTCGGTATGGTATGGCCGCGCGACAATGCCGGCCATACCTTAGTCTTGGGACTTGTGGATGAATGCGAAAGTATTGGCGGGTTTGTTAGGATAACGATGGATTGGATGAGCAGCGCGGATTTGGAAAACATCTTGCGAGCGCTGGAAATTATCAGCGTTATAGCGGGGGGAGGCGCAATTGTCTGGCGCATGGCCAACATGGCTACCAGATTTGAAATGATCGGCGCCCAGCAATCCAAGGAAATCCAGGAATTAAAAAAAGGCATCGAAGCGTTAAGCAGCGTGCTCGTTACGCTCGCCCAGCAAAGCGGCCGGATCGATCGCATCGAGGACCGGCAGATGGCCGAAGGCAGGCGCGTCGACGAAATAAACTCGCGGCTGAACACCTACGTCAACGGGCATTTTGGGAAACCTTCGGTGGCATAGCGATGGCTGGGGCCGGGGACAATAATCAACACCTTCTCAAACGAGAAGGCACAATCACTCTCCAAGAACATTGGGAGGCACTCGAGACTGCCAATGAGAAATTCGCGGCCGAGCGCGATAGACGCTATTCCGAAGTCAACATTGAGCGTGAGAAGGCGCTAAAGATCAAGGAAGAAGCCGACAAGGCCGCACTTGGACTGGCGCGCGAAATTCAAAGCTATAAGGACGAGAAGGCCAATCAACTCCGCGAGCAAATAAGCAGCGAGCGCGGCAGCTACGCAACCAAGGAAGATTTGGCTTCGGCGTTGCGAGAAGTTGCCGCATCGATTCAGCCTCTCTCGACGTATGTTGCCAATATGGCGGGACAGACCAAGCAGGTTGACCAACAATTAGGAGCAACGCGCGTCAGGAATGAAACGACGGCAGTCACAAACAGCGGCGTAACTATGCTGATTGCTGGCTTGGCACTCATTATTTCCATCGTCATGCCGTTGGTTTTGCATACCCTCAAATGAAAAATGCGGCATTAGGTAGCAAACTCACCTGCCAGACTATAGGCCTATCCTACCGGAAATGCTACCGATTCCGGCATGAACGCCTTCGTTGTTTCAGGACTGGTCAAGCGCCGCGCCCAACTGGCGGGCGATATTGAGAAGGCCCATGAAGCCTTACGGCGCATGGTTCTGGACCTGGAAAACATCGACGCCACGATCCTGCAATTTGAGCCGGATTTTAAGCTCGAAACGATCCAGCCGAAGGCGTTCCGCCCGCCCAAGGATTGGAGCAACCGGGGCCAGATGACCCGGATTTGCCTGTCCATCCTACGGCAAGCGAACGAGCCGCTTACGTGCCGCGACGTTGCCCTGCAATTGCTCACAGAGCGCGCCTTGAACCGCGAGGATCAAAAGCTCCTACGGCTTATGACGAAGCGCGTGGGAGTCGCGCTGCGCGGCCAGCGGGAGAAGGGCGTCGTGAAGGCTGACCAGGGGCCGGGCCAGTACATGGTCGCGCTGTTATTTCAAAGCCTTACGGCTAACGTGAGCATCAAAGCCGAGAAAATCCCTTTCTTTATTGGCCTTCTCACTCAGAATCGGCAAGAAATACCGATGGTTATGGGGTTTCCGAACGATTGAGTTTGTTTGCTCAAAACGGGCTATTCACAGCTTATCCCCGCTACCCCCAAAATGTGGTGGGTTAAGCGCGATTCTAATACTGTTCCTTGACGAACAATCTCTGCGACGCCTAGCTTGGCGATGCTGCTTAAAAGCAGTTCACCCTGCCGGATGAGGGCAGGGTGAGGACTGACGGTCGGTGCCGGAGATAGCTCAACGGTAGAGCGCGTGGCTGTTAACTGCGTGACCCCCGTTCAACTCGGGACTCCGGTATCCACCGTTTGCGGGCGTAGCTCAGTTGGAGAGAGCGCTGGCTTGCTAAGCCAGAGGTCGTAGGTCCGAGTCCTGCCGTCCGCGCCTTCAAGACTGGCCCTTTCCCTCGCGGGACGGGGCCTTTTTCATTGCAGCCCATTCAGGGCTGCGAATCAATCGCGCTTATAGTCTCATAATAGTCTCACAGAAGGACTCGCCCTTCAAGGTTCTTTGGAGCATCCTAGGAGATACCCCCAAGAACCTTGTAGCCGAGCGTGCCAAAAAAGCCTTCTAAGCCGGATACTCGCAAAATCCAGGTGACGCTCCCGGATGGCGCGCGGGCGCTATCCCAAGCAGCGCAAGAATGAGGGCGATAAAAGCGATTGTCTCGCTCGTACCGAGGCGCGGCTTATCCGGTGACATATTGTCCGAAATTCTACCATGCCGAGAACTCCTCGGCACCAGGTCAGTAAACTTGCCCGATTTTGAAGGCTTTCCAGCCCCCAGCACCAGGTGAGTTTGCTACCTAATGCCGGGCCGGTGCTGGTCAGGGTGTGGGATATCGGTATCAAGAAAGACGACTAGCGTCCTGTTAGTCGTAAACTTTAAGAATTTTTTTCGCTCGTTTTTCACCTTCCGGCGTATAGGAGAAGGTGCGACCCCCGACCCAAAAGATAGCGCCCGTTCCGGCGCATTTATTGCAGCCGACTATTCCAACGCGACCGCCTCCTTCACCGGAACATCCCCAACATTTTAAAACGATCGGGGCATCATCGGCAGACATTGGCCCTTGAATCTTTCCTTGCTTACTCATGGTGACATACGTCCTTTAGGTTTTCATACCAGAGAGTTTCAGGACGCCACGATCAACCAACGCCATGACTGTGCGGTTGTTGGTCAGCATATGCCCAACAGTTTCGGCATCGTTTTGCAGAGCGGCGGCGAGCAGTTTACTCGCGGCATCATCTTCGCGCCGGCTTGTTGCCTTTGTGAGGTCTTGCGTGATTGTCAGAATGCCCATTTCATTCCCGTCCTAACTGCGCCTGTTTGCGCAATGCCTCTGCACAATCGTTCATATGGTGGAACAATTCAAAGAGCCACATATCACCACCTGCTTCGGCGTCGTATTTTCGCTTCGCTCCTTGAGCAAATAGTTCACAGTGCTTTGCGAGCACTTCGGGGTCAGTCTCTTTTTTACCACCCGCCATAAAATCCTCCGTTGGATAGTCGTCCAAGTCCCACAATTCGTCTCCCGGATCGCTCATGGGCATTAACCCCGTGTTAACTTTCGTTTCTAACATTGGCCGGCGCAAACTTAACGACAGCCGCGTCCTGTTTGGGCGGATGCGTCGCGCGCAACGTCTCTTGTGCTTCCGCAAAGATCACCTTCATCTTGGACTCGTACAGATCGACCTTGCGCATGGCCGCGTCGCGTTGCCGTACCAGCTTTTCGGCGTATTTGCGCAAATGTTCATTCTCTTGCGACACTGCCTGGAATGCGGTTTTGAGCGAGTCGTTCTCCGCTTCCAAGCTGTCGTTGCGCTCGTAAATCTGATCGACTTTGATCGTCAACGCGCTAGCCATTTCGATAGCCCCATCGCGATCGGTTGCCTCAGTCATGATGTAGCTCCTGTGTGTCTAACCCGGATAAGCATGTGTGTCTAAACCGGATAAGCATGCTTCGGTCAATCTCTTGTATGTGCCTATTTGTACGACGGCTCGATGATGTCCTTGGCGCACTTAGGGTGCATCGTCAAATCTGACATCAGCGTATATCCGTCCGGGCACGTTGGTAGGGGCGCCGAGGTTGTCGTAGCTGTGCCATCGCCAACAAGAGTCGGCGGATTCTGATGGCCTGAAATGTAGCAGTGATCGGGATTGCCCGGCGCCATGCAACCAAACACCTGAGCTAAGAAGATTGTTTCAAGCAGCATTTTCATTCCCCTGCTTGTTGGCCATTAGCGCCCGATGTGATCGAGCGTCTGATAATAGAACCGATGCAGGAAGGGCAGCGCGAAAGGATCGCGCCCCAGCCCGCGCATCTGCCAAGCCCACAGCATCCGCCCCGTGCGGCCGTTGCCGTCCATGTAGGGATGCACCCTCTCAAACTCGGTGTGGATTAGCCACGGCTCGGCGCCCTTATTGGCGCGCTTTAGAATGGCTTCCAGGGCCTTCACAATTTGCGGGCCGCCGGCCGGCGCAATGTGGTTGCCCACGCGAACATCAAACCCCTTCTCGGCCCGGAGTGGCTTGTCCGGCGCGATCACAGATTGATAGAGCCCGATCGTATGGCGACTGACTTGGAATAGGATCATGAATCGATTGGCTGCGTCGATTTCATCCTGCGTTGGGTCGCGCGTGATGCCTTCGATCCGGTTCGATTCGCGGACAAAATCTTCGATGGTCTGGCGCATATCGGTTTCCGGCTATTCGCTTATCAGCGGCCGCCTGCGAGCCATGTTGGGATATGGTATAGGAACGGATAGACGTACCAGAAATATATCGGGCCAAGAACGAAGCCTGTACCAAATCCCAAGACCAGACCTCGAAGCCTAGCCTGTTTGATGCAGCGGTCGTTTAGCTCATCAATTTCTTTGGTAAGCTCTAAAGCCCTATCCAAGTGTTTGATCGTGTCGTCAAGTTCGCTCACGATTTTCCCCCTGCTGTCTGCTCATTAGCGGCACGCACTCTGGTCAATCGTAGCAGCGCGTGTAGTTCGGTATCTGAAAACTCGATGCCGGGACCGCGAATGCCGCGCTTCCCGTCCATCTGCTGGCGCACGAGGTAGTCGAGCAGCTTTGTGTGAAGCTGTTCAAGGCGCCTCTCGTCCGATTCCAATAGCTTGCCTTCGCTCATGATTCTGCCCGCTGTTCAGGGATGAGTCGGCTGTGCAGCTTGGAAGCAAAGCCCGTGGGGCTTGGCGTTATCGAAGCCGGGATCAACAAATGGCAGCACCATTTCCTTCTTGAGTGCATCAAGGCATTCCTGCTGATTATCGTATGGGCCGCCCATGGCGATGCCACGAAGGAAGATCAGAAACCACCATTTCAGCATTTGTTGTTCCCGGTTATCTCGGCGTATGCCGCGTAAGTGATTCCGTCAGAGTGTAGCGAATATCTTCAAGCGACTCCAAAATCTCCGATACCTTCACATCTGGGTCAACCTTGCGCCATCTATCAATGGCCTCGGTGAGCCAAAGTGTAAGTTCGGTTGGAGGTTCCTGCTTTGTCATCGTCAACATCCAAATTTTTCGCGGGCAGCTTCGACAAGCTGTGGGTCCTGATCTTCCATCCAAGAGAAAGCTATCCGATAGCGTTCCAACTTGGCGCATAAGCACAGAGGGCAAAGTCCTTCCGTGTACACAGAACTCTCTCGATCATCAAAACTGTGTGGACAGGCGCTCATGGGGGTTTAGTCGGCGCTGGACAGGTCGTCGGCCATTGCATCGGCCGGATCGTATTCGTCATCGAAGTAGGATAGCCAACACTCCACGCCAGTCACCGTTGCCAGCGGACCTGTACCGTAGGGCGATCCAGCCTTGACGTATTCGGCGTCGAGCGCGGCCATCCATTTTTCAAACGCTTCCTTGCGTTCATCTGGAATTTTGGCGACCGCTTCAATGTCGGAAGGATAAGTCAGTTCCACTTTGAACCTCCATGCTTTGGACGGGTTAACGCCTGATTTCAATTTCGCCTTTGTCGTAAAGTTCAATTCCCGCTTGGGCCAAGCCTTCGATGTATTCACCAAACCCATACGGCACATAGGCGACAGCGAACCATCCCCACATGAACCGCCAGCCGTCGCCGATGTCGGTTCGTAGCGACGGCTTCCATTGAAACGGCGGGCTGCACTCTAAGAGAACCATCGGGGCCTCACTGATTGTCGTTGGCGGCGTCGCCTTCGAGCCATTGGCATTCCGGCTCTATGAAGCATGTCATTCGGCAGATCGCTCGTTCCAGGTAAAACTTGCGCGCCTCTCTTTTCTTGCGAGCTGCTGCGGCCTTCTCATTTCGACGGCGCTTTCTTGTGCTGTCGAATTGGATTGGTCGAACGACACGCATTAAAAGCTCCATGCTGTTCGGCGGTTAGTGCCTGTTCGTTATGTCGAGGCTCGCAATCATGGCGCCGGGAAATAGCTTGAACTTGCTTTCGCGATCATTCAGCCCGTCGATACGGGTCATGGCTGGCACTCCATGAAGGCACCTATGAACTCCGATGCGACTTGCGGGACGATGGCCTGTCCGCCGCCGCGCACCCTATCCATGCGGCAGGAAACCCCATCTGCCACAGGGTTCGGGCCGGGTTTATTTTCCCGCCAAAAGTCCTTTGCACCCATGTCACGTAGCGATTGTTTCCGGCCTGATGGCCGTTCGTTCGGACGGGGGCCGTAGGCGTGGGCCAGCCAATAAATTCGCTGTCGGATATGGTCCGCGCCGACGCCCGCAGCGCACAAATCGGCGGCCCCGCAGGCATATCCCAATGCTTCCAAGTCAGCGCGTACCCCGGCGAACCATTCCCGCCCATCCGCGCCCGCAACTTGTTCTCCAAACACGATTGCAGGTCCGCACTTGGCGATGATGTCGTGAAAAGCGGGCCAGAGGTGTCGTTCGTCGGCATGGCCTTTTCGCTGTCCCGCGCACGAAAGCGGCTGACACGGGCAGGAGCCGGTCCAGACAGATCGATCGTCGGGCCAGCCCGCAAGTCTGAGGGCATGGGACCATCCGCCGATACCGGCGAAGAAATGCGCTTGCTCGTATCCTTCAAGGTCATCGGCCTTTACATCCACAATCGAGCGTGCATCAACGTCGCCGGGCGCGATGTGCCCGGCCGCGATGAGATTGCGCAGCCATTGCGCGGCGTAGGGGTCGTTTTCGTTGTAATATGCGGTCATCTACATCTAGGGGGTCCGGGAGTTAAGTATATCATGCTTTTCGGCTTTACACATACAGGCCCCACGGGTTGATGGTCAGGCATGATGACTAGCCATTGTCGGATGCTTCCAAGTTCCGTCGTACAGCCCGTCATAGGTTGGCGCTTCGCCATTGGCGCCGATGCCGAGCAAGCTGCGGAACGAATTGAACGGGTAGAAGCGTCGGTTAAAGCGGAACACGAACTCATTGAGGTAAGCCTGCAAATGCTTGGGGCTGACCCGGCCGTGGTGCGTGCCCTGCAACCAGCTTTTGAGGTTGCTGAAAACCAAGTGGACGATTGGCAGATATTCCTCTGCCACTTCCGGCTTGCCGCCTTCGATCACCGGCAAATGCTGGTAGCCGCGCTTGCCAAGCGAATTGTAGCTCCGGTAGGCGTCCGTAATCACGATGGCGCCCGGCTCTACGGCCTGCTCGACAAAGCCGCACAGGTCTTTCTCGCTTCGGCCTTCGACGATTTCGAGGCGCAGGCGCCCGGCATAGCGCCCGCCGCGCCGCATGGGCTTGTCGCCTTTCTTTGCTGGCCGCGTGCGGACTTCGACGGCGGCACAGACCAGGACGGTATGATCGGGCTTAGGACCGCTGCCTTCGCCCCGCACCTTGCCGCCTATGTACGTTTCGTCGATTTCGACATGATCCCCGCGCGCCAGATTGCCACCTATCCTGTCGCGGTTCTGGCGCACCATGCCGGCCCTCAGCTTGTGCAGGATTTGGAACGCCGTCTCGCGGGTCAAGCCAAGCTGGCGCTCGAATTGGACCGTCGAAATGCCGGGGGTAACCGTAGCGACCAGATAGGCACCCCAAAACCACGTCGTCAGGGGCGAGTGAGTCCGGGCCATCACGGTCCCGGTTGTCAGCGACGTTTGCTTGCGGCACTTGCGGCAGGTCAGGACGCTGGTCCGCGTCGCCATGCGGAACGGCTCGCCGCGTTCATGGCAATGCGGGCATTCAAGGCCTTTCGGCCACTTGGCGCCCTCAAGATAGCGAGCGCAGGCCGCGTCGTCCGGGAACAGCCGCTGAAAGTCCCGGAGCGATTTGGGGAACGGCAGGTGTTCCCATTGCAGCACGTCGGCGTGGGGAGGCATGATCGTTTCCCCTCAATCGCTATCGCTGACGTGATCGCGGCAAAGCTGGCGGGTAGTCTCGAAATCCGCCATACCGCCGTAGCCATCGCCTTCGATCCTGCGCAGAAAGCGATATGCGGCTTCAAGTGCTTGACGTTGACTGGCAATCTTAGCCTTCATGGCTTCGAAGGCCGCGAACGCTTCCGTCGTATCGACTGTGCTGTCATCAGTCAGTTCGAAGTGCTCGGCTTCGCCAAGGAAACATTCCAGGTTGACTTCGTGCTGGTAGATCGTCAACGGCGGCAACTTGACGATCTTTCCGTCCTCCAATTCGATTGCCATGACCTAGGCTCCTACCCCGAATTGTCCGTTGGCCGCTCGTTCTTCGGCTATTTCTTCGGCCTTCATGGCTGCGCCGGTCTTTTGGGAATACCAAGCCTTGTCAAAGGCCGTCATTGCGGCCTCTGGCGTCTTGCCGTAGGCGGCCAAGCCCGATGCAATATCCGCGCCGTAGAGCGCGCACCAATGATCGCCATCTTCACTCAAAACCGGCCGAAAAATCGCCGATGGCCGGGCCATTTCGTAGCCAACGGCCCCGATTTGCTCTTGCAGCATGGCCCGCGCGTGCGAAAAGTCGAAGCCGCTGCGGAGCGCGTCGCTAACGGCCTCGCTGATGTTGCCGCCGCTGATCCGGCTTCGCACTGCATCATAAATCGCCTGATAGCTGTCACTCATCTAACCCTCCATAGGAGCCGGGCAGGATTGCCCGGATATGCCCATGGCACTAGCACAAGTGCCTGTATGTGTCAACCCGAAAAGCATGAAGTATATAATTCCCAAACCAAACCATTCCATCGCGCGGCCATTGCCAAAAGAAGTTGCGTCGCGGTCTCGTGGCTTTGGAGGTGCGGGGACTTTCCGGGTAAGAGAGAAACCCCACTATCGAATCCCATTCGCCACGCGGGATACACAGGCTGACATCAGGGGGACCTTTCTGAGAATTTTTCCAGACGTGGACATTCATTCCCTCACCGCGGGCAAACATCCATCCGTCGCGCCAATGGAATGTCGGGCCTTGCGGATAGAGGTTGGTGGCGACGCCAGCGTGTATGACCATGTTGCTTTTTGGTTCCATGTTAACCCCGTGTAAGCAGCCGACTGGCGAACCACTCCGCTGCCGCTCGGCCTTGTATGGCGATCACATTCGGCGCCCGTGCCATTTGCTTAGCAATGCGCGGGCTATGAAACTGCTTGACCTCGATATGGACGTCGTAGCCGGTCAAATAGAAATCCAGGTCGGCAGCGTTGCCGCCGCCGTCGCCGGTAGTGAAATCCAGACCAGCGCCGCGAAGGGCATTGGCTACAATCGCCTCTATTGGATCAGTCATGGCGAGTCCCCGCCGTCCGCGCCTTGACGCAAAGCTCGTAATTCTCGGGGATAGGCACCTGATTTCTCCCACAGCACTTGTTTCGACGTGTTTGCCTGTTGCATCTGCGCTCGATTATTATTGCAGGTCCAACAGGCGGCGCAGTTCCGATATTCTCCCGCGTGCTTTCCTCGATCTTCACTCAATCGGCAGTCTAAGTGATCGTAGGTGCACAATAGCGGCGGTGGCTTGCCTTTGCCGTTATAGCTGCCGGGCGGGAGCATCTTCATACCGCACCAACAGCATCGCCCCTCTTGGCGACGAAACAGCTTCCAAAGCTGAGCCTTCTTTTTCTTGTTCTGCCCCACAGCTATCCTCTTCCGAAATCCACCACAAATGGCTCAATCTCGTTCGTTTCGAGATTAAGCCGGTCAAACCGTATGCCTAGCATGGCGCAGGTAGCGACAGGGATTGGCCCGTCAAAAACCCCAGCATGTTCAGGAATGAAATCAATTTTACATGCGTCGCACCATAGGTGACGTTCGTACTCTGACCATGCCCTCGCTGGATGCCCACAGATTGGACACCCCGCCATTTCATAGATCGCGGGAGACTGGACATAACACCACCTCCGCTTATTTAGCGCGATGGTTGAATCCCAAAACCAAAGTGCGATCATGCTCAGTTCCCGACTAACGACGCAGAAGCATGGAAAGTTTGGCGGGCCGCGAGCGTCCTCGCATTCCGATATAGCCGCGTTGCCGCGGTTCACTTATGACCTCCGAGTCCGCCCCGCAAATTTTCAGCGGTTCTGTTCCCGATGAGTAGTCCGCCAAATTCATCACGCCACCTTCTCGCTGCTCTTTTCCATCCGCATCCGCTGCACGGTATGGGTGTTCTCCCGGCTGGCGCACATTACTCGTTCACTTCCAACGAGTCAGGGTTCATTTCCCAATTGACGGTTTCGGCGCCGTTCGAATCGTAATCGTCGTATTCTCCAGCCTTGGCTTTTTCGCGGGCCTCATCCTCATCTTCGGCATTAACAAAAAACACAACACCACGTAGCTCGACCGTGCCGGTAAACATGAACTCGCGAAGCTCAGGCTTCTTTTTTGATCTCGCCATCACACTGCTCCGATGTGTTGCTTGTACTTGGTCATAAACGCTTCATGATCCGCAGCCGACCGAAACGACATGCCTTCCAGCCCTTGCCAAGCGCGATAGGCGAGGACTTGCAGTTCGCCGGGCCATTGCGGGCAGGCAGCATCGGCCCATTTCCGAAATGACGGGGCGTCGGTTGGGATTTTGTCGGGGGTGAGGTTCATGGCCGCGCATCCTGTTCGATGCCACGCTGCACGTAATGCAGGATTTGCCCGTTAACGCTACGGCATCCCCGTTCCGCTGCCTGTTCAAGCTGGCGCTTCAATGCCGGCGTCATGTAGATATGCGTTTCGACGCTACGCTTGGGCTGTTTCTTGGGCGCGTTTGGCATTGGCTCTTTGCTCCGCAATTCGCTTGCATTCTGTCTGGCAACAGTCGTCGCAAACATCATTCGTGTCTGCGGTCTTGGCGCACAGGTGATCGCCGCCCGTGTAGCCGCATCCGCCGAAGAACCGATAAAACATCGAACCATCGGGGTTGCGACCATGCAGGCGCTTCCACTTCCCGCAACAAGCACATTGGAGGCGGGGATTATCGGCGGCACGGTCTGCGTGGTGAATTGCCATAATCCCTATATAGGATTGCGTTTATCCTATGTCAAGCCCCTTGTGTCCCGTCCCGACTAAACCTCAGTATGTCGGCTACTTCACCTTGCGCACGTCCATCAGAAGCTCGGCCTCGTTGATCTCGACCAGCTTGTAGGTCGCGATCTTGATCTTCTGACCATGCTCAGCGAGGCCATAACCTGCCGCGTCGGCCACGAAATAATCCGCCGCGTCATCCTTCTCGATCTTCACGTACAGGGTCTTGGGAAATTTCATGTTGCGTTCCTTTCGGTTGAAGTTTCCGACATTGCAGAAGTTAGCCGCCAACTTCACACAAAACTGGCTTTTGCGAGCGCAGTCTGCGCCCGTTCGGTGATGATGATTGCTTCTTCCCACCCCTTGTGGCTCAGCCATGCCTCGCGATGAGGCTTGCCGTATAGGTCCAGCATTGCGACTAGCGCCACAACTAAGTCGGAACATTCGGTTTCCAGTTTTTCGATTTTGTCGGCCGCTTCTTCCATGACCGTACTGAAACAGTCCTGGCATAGCCCTGGCCCTGGACGACTGCGCAGACGTTCGACAAGATCGGTCATGTTCCGACCTCCGCGAGCAATGGCGCATCGTCCTGCAGCCGGCGTTCGATCAGCGTTCGATATTTTAGATTTGCCTCGATCAATGTGCAGGTCATGCCGTGGCGTTTGGCGAGGATGCCAACCGTGCCGCTGCCGGCGAATGGATCAAGCACATGACCGCCCTGGGGGCAGGAATAGAGCAACAGCGGCTCGACGATGGCGAGCGGCTTCTGTGTTGGGTGTTCGGCGCTGCCGTGTTCGCTGCGGACGTAGAGGACGCTGCGCTGCAGGCGCGGACCGCCATCCTCGGAACGATAGACCGAATCCCCGCGCTCGCCAGTCCAATGCGCCGGCCGCCCCTTGCGGCGCACCGTGCGCGGCGCGGCGTCATTGGTGAACTGAGGGGCCTTATAGACATCGGCCCATTGTGCATCGGAGCGGTAGAACTGCCAAGCGAACTCATGGACACGCCGGAATCGGTCGGCGAAGAACCCGGCGCCGTTGTGCTTTTCCCACACCACGTCTTGCGCCAGCCGCCAGCCCTCAAATTCCGCCGCAGTCTCAAGGAACATGCGAGCGGACCCAAAAACCCACATGGAGCCAGTCGGCTTGAGGATGCGCCGAACCTCGGACGGCCAACCCGGCACGCGCCGGTCCCATTCCAGGCTGGTCTCGCCATAGGGCGGATCAACAATCAAACAGTCGACGCTCTCCTTCGGCACCAGCCGGGGGAGAACTTCCAGAACGTCGCCTGTATAAATCCTGGTCATCTATTCGCCCTGCGTGGCGTCGAGATAGCGTTCGGTGGGTGAGCGATCTTCTGGTCGGCGCCAGCCGCACACAGGACATTCCGTCACCGGCTGCGGCAGATGGCGCGTTTCGTAGACCGTCTCACAGCGTAAACAGGTAAAAATTGGTTCCATGGTTTTTCCCGGCTAATCTGTCATTACTCGGAGCGGTCAAACAAATCGCCGCGCTTTCGCTCGGCAACGCAGATGGTGTCGTTATGACCGCCGCCATGGGCGACCAGAAGAAGCGCAATCATTTCATAATTGCGTTTGATGCCCATGCCGGCAGATTGCCAGCCGAACGAAAGCACGAGGCCACCAGGGACGATGATGGTGTCGAGTGCATCGCGCACGCGCTTATAAAGCCGAGCGTTCTGCGTTTCCTCAATGCCAACCTTCAACCCAATCGATTTATAGCACTCGCTGATTTGCCGGGGTGAGTATGGCGGATCAAAGATGCCTAGGTCAGCCTTGATACCTTCCGAGGCCAGCGCCCTGCAAAATGCTTCGGCGTCCATATGGCGGTGTGCTGTTGTCGCGGGGTTTAGATCGTTCGTGTGGGTAAACCAGTCGCGATTCCGGGCAAACGGATCGACGCTGACTTTCGCCTTCGCGAGATAGCCGCGCACAAAGTCGCCAATCGGCCCAACCGAAAACGTGTCTGCGTTAGGCATCGCAAACACCCGGCTCATGGCAACAATAGGTTGGCTAAAGTTCACTTAGTTTCTCCCGACATATTCCGTATCAGCCGGCTAGTGCGCGGCACGGCGCTTTAATGCCTCGCCCGCCAACAAACAAAGCGCGAGGGCCATATCCGAATCCATCTGCACTTTCGGATGGCCGGCATCTATTGCCATGGTCGCGAGACCAACAACCTCGCCGAGGCCGCCTGTCTCTAAGTAGGTTTTGGCTTCGTCCACTTTGGCATTCATTTTTTCTTCCCTTTCAATCCATGTGGCCGGTGGTCGTTTGCCGGGGCTTTCCCCACCGAGGCTGGCCTAGCTTACCCCTCGCCACATGAATCTCCGTGTTAACTTGTTGACAGTGCCCGTTTTAGGCCGCTGCGGATTTGCCCTTCCACTCTTCATCTTTCTCAATAGTTTTTTTGAAGCCGACGTTGCCCTGCGGATGGAAGATCACGACGCCCTCGGGCTTCATGAATCCAGGGGCGGCACGCGATCCGCCTTCCTTCAATTGCTGCAATGCATCTTCGATGTAGTAGGTGGTGAAGATGCCGGTGTAGAGAACAGGCACGAGGTGGCAGCAGGGCGGCCGTATAGCGTCGTCGGACCACTTGGACGTATTGAACAGGGAGAACCTTTTCTCGCCTTTGGGAAGCCCGTAGCCACGTTGGATGCCCGATCCCCACCACTCGCCATAGTGACGACCGGGGCCGAGCGTGCGCAGTTCGTCTTTATGTTCTTGCACCCACTTGGCAAAGCCGAAATTGTCGGAGCCGATAAGCCATTGCGAGCGCGAGCCAGCCAGAACCTCGCCATCCTCGCCGACGTATATCACGCCGTTGCTGCCGTCGATCTTCTCGGTGACGATGATCTCGCGGGCCAGCCGGGCGATCTTCGGAAATTCCAAAAATTCAGGTGTCGTCATTTTCTCAAATCTCCCTGTTAACCTGTCGTTACTTTTTCACACTCATCAATTCGGCTGGAATTGCGACCTGGACTCCAAGAACTGGCAATTCGATAATTTGTTCACCGCTGCGTGGTTTAATTCCGCCAGTTCGCCATTCGAGCATGTCTTTTTCTCGAAGTTTTCTATTGCCCGTTGAGGCCTTTAATCCAGCGAGGATTTGCCGTTCAAAAGCTGTCATCGCCATTCCACCCTCCTAAAGCGGCAGCACGCCCAAACTGATGTTGGTCGCCCGCAGCCCGCGGTGCGTCCGCTCGATTTCGAAAGTTACAGGCTGGCCTTCGTATAGATTTCCAGGACTCGGCGGAAGATCGGTACGATGCACGAACACGTCGCCCGAGCCCTCGTCGCGGGTGAAGAACCCGTAACCTTTTTGCTCGTTGAAGAACTTGACCTTGCCTGTGACTGCCATTGTTGGCTCCTGTTTAAGCGACTACGAAAGTGTTCCGGCGCGGGCGTTGAAGATAACGTCTCGCATCTTAACCAAATCTCCGCGCGCCGCATAGAGTCTTTCGCAGACGAAAAGTGGATGAATGCCGACGATTGACCAGAACGCGCGCTCGCCGATCCGATGTTGTTCTCTGTGGCAGTCCTGGCACAATGGGAGCGCCCATTTATCGTGAGGCTTCATGCCGATGCCGCCGTGTTTGTTGTGCGGTCCAGATTGCATGCGAACGTGAGCGGCTTCACTCGGTTCATCGTTACAACCCAAACACGGAAGTTGTCTCACCATCGCCAAATACATCGGATCGGAATCGCCGACGACTTTCAGTTTGATCCGCTGCGTTATGCCGAAGGCGCGCTTGAGCAGCGTGCCGGGCTCTGACAGTGACATGAATCTTTGGGGGTGATCGGGCTTCATGGGTGTTTGTTTGTTGGACTGGCTACCTTGGCTGTCGATCGTGCCGTTAGGGCTTTACCGCCATAGAGACTTTATCGAGCGCCGCGCGGGCTTGGCTCAGATGAATGTCGTAAGCTGTCAGGAAGTCAACCGCAGCCTTAAACAACGGCTCCATCAACGCGCTAACGGCTCGGCGCTCAGATTTATTGTAAAGCGTCGGGTCGAGAACGTGCCCAAAGTTCTCCATGTCGCGGCATTCCTTGAGAAAGTCTTTGATGGTTGGTTCCTCCTTCCGCAGAAGCATTGCAGCCGTCGAAATGGCGTGTGCGGCGCCTTCCAGTTTTTCTGCCGGACCTTTGCTCATTTTCTCAATCCTCTATGGCCGTAAAATCCTGGCAGGATATTCGAGGGCCAAGGTAGCCAAGCTACCCAATCCTTGACCCTCGCATTGTTCCTGCTACTCGCCCAGACCCTTGCTGTTGTCCTGGATGACGTGAATTCCAGGAGGCAGCGGACCCTTCACAAAGTCCGGCAGATCGTCGTTGAGCGCGAGCGCGGTTTGCGTTGCGTTCGAGTGTGTCACGGGCTCGGTGATGACTGTGAAGTCCCCCTGCGGCTCGCCCGTGAGAATGCGGGCGTATTTCGAGGGCTTGCCTTCGAGTTCCTGATAGAGGCTGTCGTAGCCGGCGCGAAGATCAATGAGTTGCATGGTGGTCTCAATCTCGGTCCACGTCGCATTGAAGTGCTTGAGGATGAGCTTGAGCTTGGCAACCTTGTCCTCCTTGCCGGTCGAAGGATATTTCAGTGTGAGCAGCGTTTCGATTTCGTCGAGGACGATGCTCTTTTGCACTGGCGCCCAATCGCGAGGTTCTGTCTTGAGAATGCTCTGGCTGTCGCCAGTGTCGCGCACGCCCACGTGTTCGCCGCCGATGTTGAGCAGCTCGATGTGGGGGAGAAAATCTGCAAAGTCTGGATCGTCGATTTCGTCGCCGTTGATCTTATCCCAGCGATCTTTGACGATGGTTGCGCGGTTGATGAATTTGCGCTTACGCGACCCTTGCTCGCGGGTGTTGCGTTCCAGAAGTTCCATCAATACCAACAACGACGGCTCGAAACTGGTTTCGGTTTCAGTTTTCATTTTGGTGCCAACTTTTTCAAGCTGGCGCTTGCCTTCGTCATCGGTATATTGTTCCAGATTATCCCCCGCTCGGCCGCACATGATGATGTGAAGCTTGCTGTTGATGTAGCGCTTGGTAAACATCGACCATCCGTAATCACCCTTGAGATAATTCCAGTCGTCGATTTGCAAAAAGGTCCGTTTCTTCGACTTGAGATAGGCCGCTATCATTTCGCGGTAGGGATGAGTGATGGAATCGATGATGAGAACGGAAGCATTCTTTTCCGCCCAATCGATTGCTTGGACCAAGTCAGCGAGCGTCTTTGTCTTGGTGACGACAAACGGAATGCCCGCGGCTTGGAAATCCGGGATGACATAGTCAGACCCAGTCTCGGTATCGAAAAAGGCAACCGGCTTGTCGGCATAGTTGATGCCGAGTTTCTTAAGATATTGTACCAGCCCAATTGCAACCTTAACCGCAGTCTTGGTCTTGCCGGCTCCTTCCTTGCCCATGATGCCCATTTTGACAAATGCGGCGGTGTTTGTAGCAGGTTGAAAGAGGTCCATTGCGTGCTCCTGTTGTGTTGCTCGTTAGGAAGTCAGATCGTTCAAGTGATCGTTGATCTCGTGCGGATCAAAGCCCAAGGCTTTGAGGCTGGCGCGGAACCGCTGGCGAGCTTCTTCTTCGCCAAATCGTTCGACGTGATCGCCGTAATCGTTGAAACAACTTTCATAGTCGATGATCCAGAGGTCTTTACACATTTCGGCAGGCGTCGCAGGCGAAAGTTTCGAGTGGGCCAAGCCAACAGCGTGACGTGAAACCTTTCTTGCCGCAGCAATCGCACTCTTGGCAGCCTTGACCATCACAGTCGGGACATTCGCCAATGTCGGTTTCTAAACCCGGATCGTCAGGCTGGGGATCGTGGCGCATGATCCGGCCATCGACGCAGCGCGTGGGGCGGTTGTGACGGTTGAGGTTTCTCACGGCCGTTCTCCAAACATCACAAACCGCAACACATCTTCGGTATGTTTCACCATGAGCGGTGCCGTATCGGGACCGTGAAGCGCCGCAAGCGCGATCTTGTAGGCTTCCTCGATATGATCGGCGATGATCTTGTCGTCAGAGGCCGCGCGCTGTCTGACACAGGCGCCGAGAATGCCCTGGATTTGCATGAGTGCTGCTTTGTGATCGCTCACGACTCGGCCCTTTCCTCGTAGGAGGAATCGTCCGCGTAATAATCGCCATACTCTTCCTCAGCCTCGACCGCTTGCGCGCATTTCTCAAGCTGGAACGTCGCATTGCCTTCGATGGCGCCGATGAATGACCCGTCGAAATCCGACATATCGAGAACTTCCGACGTGTTGGAATTGGCTTCCTCGCCGACGATCTTCAAAACCCGATCCGCGATCCGCGCCCAATGGAGCAGAAAGTCGGCAACGTCGCGGAACTGATCCGGCGATGGTGAAGTCGAGATATGGGGAATGTAAAGCCTTGCCAGCGTTTGAACGGCCTCGCGATGCACGGTCGCAATCGAGTTATGGCGCGCTTGGCACGTCCTGCTGAGAACGTCGATCAAGGTCTGGCGGTCGTTGCGCACCGGCTCGGAGAATTCGGAGCCTTCAAAGCCCCTGAGAATGTCATTGCTCATTGTAAGCCCCTGTTGGTTTTTAAGGTACGATTTGGGTCACGGGTATTCTGTGGTTATGGTGAGGTCACCTTTGCATCCGAAAAGATGGTGACTTTGCTAAGCGCTTCGCGGGCGACGTGTGCGACCTTGTCGTGAAATGTCAGCCACTCGTTGTAGTCCGGCTTCATTCCCTGTTCGCCCAATACTGCGAGTGCGAGAAGCGCTGCGGCAAGTTCGTCCGCAATGCGTGCGGCTTCGCGTAATAGCTCAGCTTGACCGCGATTGGCTTTCTGCAAACGTTGCATGGCGTTGATGTCACGCCGCTGGCCATCGTCCGCTATATCGAGCATGGCGGCGGCGTTTAAACAACACTGTGCGATGGTGGTTCTCATTTCACTCTCCCAAACCCCGTGTGACTTTCCGTTCAGCGCGCGAGCCCGTGTTCAAGAATGAGGCAAGCCCCTTCCTGATCCAACACGAACCAAACAATGATGCCGACGCTAATCGCCAACAGACCCGCCAGCGCCAAGACGATATGCTCGTATCTGCGTTCCAGTTGTTCCCTCCGAAGCTCCGCGCCTAACAGTTTAGCGTGGTTGAACATCGGATCGGAGTGATGTGCCAAGGCTGCGGCGTTGAGGCCGTTGGCGATGATCGTCTTTGTTTGTTCGGGGAGCATGGGGTTTTGTCTCTATGTCTTGGGTCACGAGGGATAGGAGTGTTCTTTGCCGCCGGATGTCGGTCAACGTTGCGCTGTGGGATGCTGGCGCTTTTCGATATTGATAAAGTCGATGGCGGCCTGTTCCCTATCGGCAGTTGCTTTGACCACGCCGCCGAGGCTGACGATCCATTTGCCGTCCCTCTCTTCGATGTCGTAGCCGCGGTAAATCTGCTTCGTCATGGCTCAGTCCCCTGTGTTCGATAATTGGAGATTAAAGGCGCCCTTGAATGTTGTCAAGCACTACTTGAAATTATTTTCGAACTGTGATTACCTGTGGCAATGACGACAAAACAGGCACTCAAGACGGCCATCGTTCGGGCGGGCGGTCCTAGCGCCCTAGCTCGGATTTTGAAGATTACCCCCCAGGCTGTGGACCAGTGGGAGCAAATCCCCGTGGCGCAGGTGCTTAAGATCGAAAAGGCCCTCCAAATCCCCCGGCATGAGCAGCGGCCGGACTTTTATCCGCCTCCAGGTGCAGCATGATTCGCAATCGCGCCACCGACGAAGGCCGCGAGCTTGGCGTTCACTTGGCCCGCTTTTGTGACGATGCCGAGCCAAAGGCGCGGCTGCGGTTCCCGGAACTACCGCCCCGCTGCAATTCCTGCGCTTTCCGCAAGGGTAATCACGTCGCCAACGGATCGCCAGAGACCCAAATGGACGCCCTGAAATGCCTCATGGAGGGTGTCGAGTTCCACTGCCATCAACCCGACCGTGCCGGCCACCTCTGCAGCGGTTGGGCTATGATTATGTTGGCAAAGGATAATCCCGACTTTCGGAAGGTCGATTGGCCATTTTCGGATGAAGTAGCTGCAGAAGGGCCGGATTCCAATGTTTCACGGGAAACACTTCTCGATAGTGGGTTAGAATGATGCCATACCCCGTTGAAATCCCTCGTAATTGGAACGCCAAAGCGCGTCCAGGTGGGCCTAATTTGGCCATTGGCGCTCTCGCGATGCACAAAAACCAGGCTTCGGCGGACCGAATCGCCGAAGTGACCGGCTTTGGCCGGCGCCCCGATCTATGGGTCTGCGTTCGCACGTGGAAGGGCAAGTATCGCACTTGGGCGCGGCAAAATCTGATTCGTCTGGACAGCGCAACGGTGACCGAGTCCGGTCTAACCGCTGGGAACAAACCCTCGTGACCCAAACCCCCGCCATAACCATCCTCACCCGCAAGCGGGCCTGGGCCTTCCGCAGAGCCGAAACTGTCGGCAAGGCGCTTGAACGACTCGAAGGCAAGAAGGAATGGCTCAACGTCTATAATCGGTGGAGGATGTACCTCCAAACCGTCGCACAATTGACTCTCGCCATAGACGCTGTTCGACTTGCCGAGGAAAAAGAAACCAGAGTGCTGCGTGCATGAGTCACGATCTAACAAAAACCGACCAACAAATCACAGCGTTCGTAATGGAAACGATGGAAACATTCAGCGCTCTATCTTCCTCAGAACGAAGGGACTTGCGCGATGCCCATAGAAGGCGTTTTGTTGATGAGAGCCTGACGACGCGACGGCCTAACCCGTATCCTAATTACGAGCGGGAAACGCTGTTCGATAATCTCGACTTTTCGTAGGGAGGCAAGAAAGTGGCGAATTCATTGGCCTATTTAGCGACTCCTTATTCCCGCTTTCCTTTCGGTCTCGAAGTCGCATTCATCGAAGCCTCACAGATCGCCGCAAAGCTCTTAACGTCCGGCATCAAAGTTTACAGTCCAATCGCGCACACTCACCCAATCGGATTCTACGGCGGTTTAGACCTGCTCGACCTAACAATCTGGCTCCCATTCGACGAAGCAATGATGGAGCGCGCGGATATTCTCATCGTCGCTCACATGCAGGGCTGGCACGAAAGCATCGGCGTCAAACATGAGATTGCGTTCTTCGAGCGCGAGAAAAAACCGATCTTCGATCTCGACCCGGCGAGCATGAAAATGACGAAGCGAATCGAAGATCGGCATTTCGACGAACGGATGCACCTGGGCATCAAGGACATGCCGAGCTATCGCGGGGAGTTGAGGCCGTTGGCAACTCATAACCCGAAAGGCCAATGACATGCCGCGAGAAATTGGCACCGACGATATGTTCGCTCCACGCGAGCGCGGGCGATTCGGCGAGAACGAGGAACAGCATCGGCCTGGTCGCGGTCCGCGCGTCACTGGCGCTTCGGACCTGATCGATCTGACCGTGCGATTGATGATGGACAACCCCGAAAAGAAGGCGATTGCGGTTTCCGACCCGGCGAAAAAGGGCAAGCCGCAGTGGATTTGGCTTCCCCGTTCACAGATTGAGTATGTCAAGGCCGAAGGCGGAGTGATCCTTTTGACGATTCCGCAATGGCTGGCGAAGGATAAGGGGCTGATATGAGCAGCCTCGCCCAATATGCGCGCTTGCGCACGGCCCTGGCAGCGGCGGTCGAAGTCCAAGAAGTTCTTTCGATTCGCGATGAGCTTGAGCATGTGAAGCTCTATGCCAAGCAAATCCAGGATAGGGCGCTTCTGACTGAGGCTACGGTTTTCCAAATCGACACGGAAACGAAACTCGGTAAGATTTTAGCGGCGGCGAAACAGGCCGGGGAAATTCGGGAAGGGCGCCCCAAGAAAAACGGTACATCCGAAAAACCGTTTCCAAGCGCAACCCTTGCGGATTTAGGGGTGGGCAAAAACCTATCCTCACGAGCGCAGCGATATGCCGAAATGTCCGACGAAGCCTTAAATGACGTGAAAAAGGCGACTCGGGAACGAATTTCATCCGGCCGCGCCAAGATTATCGAGGATGAAGAAGGCCCACGGAACGCCGAAAGCCGCCGCAACTTGGCTCAAACCCTTTCCGATGCCACAGCCCTCCAACCGACCGGCCGCAAGTTCCCCGTGATCTATGCCGACCCCGCTTGGCGCCGCAAAGCCGGCATCGGCAACCGCGCCTACGAAAACCACTACGCAACAGAGACTTGGGACGAAATCCTCGCAATGCCGATCGTGAATCGCGCCCTGCCTGATTCGTGGCTATTCCTCTGGATACCCCGCGCCCACCTTCTCGCGCTCCACCCCACGGAAATCGATACGCCTCTAGGCCGCTGCAAGGTCAAACTCCCGCTCGCCTACGCGGTCGCGCAAGCATGGGGCTTCGACGCCTATTCGACGTGCTTCATCTGGACAAAAACCGATGAGGAATGCCCCGAAGATCATGGGCTCGGGCTTATCGTTTGGGATCAGGATGAAGTCCTGTGCTTATTCAAACGCGGGCGCGGCCTCCCCAAGCCGGATACCGACGTAAAAGTCGGATCGAATCACCGTGAGCGCGCCACGGATCACTCAGCAAAGCCGACCTATTATCGCGACATGATTAATGCGATGACGGGCAATCTCCCTGCGCTCGAATTGTTTGCGCGCGAAGATGACGAACACGTTTTGCCACCTAACTTTTACACCTGGGGCAACCAATCGAAAAATTCAGCAGAACAAATCGCTGACGAATCGGAAACGAATCACGATACCAAATCCGTTCCTGATTCGGTTGGCACTGACGCTCACCTCGCCGTAGCGTCAGTGTCCGAACCCGCGTCTGACCGTCAGTCCTCAAACCCTCCTGTGGCGGACGCGGGTTCACCTTCTTGCCTTTCGGAGATAATCTTGCCGGGTATGGCGCCGACGTTTGCGGAATTTGCAGCGTTCACTGATCTAACAAACCCGCAGGCGCGCGTGGTGTCTTAGTTATTTGTTTGTTAGCTTGGCTACCTTGGCGCTCGATTGTTCTGTGAGATTCTTACGGCCATAGAGGATTGAGAAAGTGGGAGCAAAAAGCGATATTGAGTGGACCGATGCGAGTTGGACTCCGATTCGCGCCAAGAATCTTGCGACCGGAAAACTCGGCTGGCACTGCGAGCACGATACGACGGGCTGTATCCATTGCTATTCTGAGGCAATGAATTTGCGGCTCGGCACCGGCCTGCCGTTCAAGCCTGGGCACCGCAAAGACATAGAGATTTTTCTTGACGAGAAAATGTTGCAGGCGCCGTTCCATTGGAAAAAGCCGCGCATGGTGTTCGTTTGCTCGATGACTGATCTTTTTGCGGAGTTTATGAAAGACGAATGGATCAATGAGATTTTCGCCGTCATCAGACATTGTCCGCAGCATACGTTCCAAGTGCTGACGAAGCGCGCGGAGAGATTGCTGCACTATTCGCGCGATAATAGACACCCGGAATCCTGGCCATTATCGAATGTGTGGTTTGGCGTTTCGTGCGAGCGCCAAGAGGAAGCTGACGAACGAATCGCATTCTTATTGCAGACTCCGGCGGTGGTCAGATTTATTTCGGCCGAACCATTGTTAGCGCCGATCGATCTTCGCAGCATTCGTTGGCCTAAAGATCATATCGGATTTCCAGAATCAGATGATCTCTCGGACGGTCGCGATGGGCTGCGCCTCATTAATGGAACCAAACTTGATTGGGTAATAGTAGGCGGCGAAAGCGGCTACGACGCACGGCCGATGCACCCGGAATGGGCGCGCAACATTCGTGACCAATGCGCCGCTGCAGGCGTCGAATTTTTCTTCAAGCAATGGGGCGAGTGGTGGCCTGCCGCACAAGCTCAGCCTGCGGAATTCCACGGTACCAAACACGAAGATGATCGCCTTGTGCGCGGCGGCAAAAAGATCGCTGGTCGTCTACTCGATGGCGTCGAATACAACGGGTTTCCTAAAACCTCTATGGCCGTAAAGTCCTAACAACCGAATCGACAGCCAAGGTAGCCAGTCTAACCAAACAATTGGAATCCCCATGCCATTTTCATCAGACCCCAACCAACCAACAGACTCATCCCTAGGTTTCTTCGACCGCCGAGAATGTATCGAAATGAACCTAAACTTCGCCCACGCCATGCTCAAAGCAAGAGAACGAGGCGAAGAACATTTCACCATCGGACCAAAAGTTGATTTAACGCCACTCGTAGGCGTTCATTTCGACAGACAACTCCTACACTCACCGATGTCGTCCAGCGCCAATGCCTGCCTCAATATGACGCTGGGTACGTCGCGGCCGACAGCATTGACTCCGGTTCATCCGGGACCGAGGGGGTTCAGGTGAGCAGCACGCGGCAGCTAGGCTACATCGCTGTATCGCGTAGCATCTTCGACCATCCGCTATTCAAGAATCGTCCCGATTGGCACGTCGCTTGGGAAAAACTCATTGCCGCCGCCGCGTGGAAGCCACAGGCCCATGCTGGGCGCTGGGGATCAGCGCACGTTGAGCGCGGGCAATTGGCGAGCACGATTAGAGCGCTGGCGACGCTTTTAGGGTGGCCCAAGTCAAGCGTCGAATATTTCCTGCGCCGCCTGCAAGACGCCCAGATGATCGTGGTCAATTCGATTCGGACAAGGATTAATACAAAAGACACGATTAAAAGCTCCCAGAGGGTTACCATCATAACCATTTGCAATTACAACAAATTCAACGCAATGCCGCGCGTCAGAAGCGGAAAATTGGGACAAGGAGTCGGACAAAGAGTCGGACAAGAAATGCCGAATCTGCCCGGAATTATTGCGGAATCTGATGCTAACCAGCATAACCAACCAATATTAAATGGTAAAGAGGCCACGCAAACGCGGCTCTTGAACAAGCCCAACCACGGTGCCAAGAGCAAATGCCACAAATACGTGTGGTTCGACTACGGAACCACGGAATGGATGGACTTCGAGAGGGACTACCGCGACGTGAAGGGAAGCGCTATATTCCCTGAGACAAGAATGGAGGGTAAGGGGAATTGGTTTGTGTGGCTCGGTGAAGCCGCGAGGCCCAAAAGAGTCTACCGACGAAGAAAAACCGCATGAAATACGCCTCAGCCCAACCCTACACCGATGCCGAACGCGAGCGCGACGATCAGATTCGCCAGCGCGGTCTCGAAACTATCCACAATCGTCGCAAAGCCACGCCAAGTGGGCAAAACTACAACATTCCAGGCGACAAAGTCTCGAAAGCCAAGTCACAGCGCATCCTCGGCGAGCGCGAAGCCTCTTGACGGTTGTAGCGTAAGGGGCAATATTGTGCGCGTTACGTGGTGATAAGCCCCCAGCTTGCAGGACGGTCGTTTGGGATACTGAGCGACCGTCCTGATTCCGCAAAGGCCCAATGAGCGCCGACTTAACCAAGCGAATCATGGTCCGCGTCACGGACGAACAACTCGCATGGATCGGCGAAATGGCGGCCGATGAAGGCATGGACAACGCAACGTTTGTGCGCGTGGTGCTCGACCGATTGAGTAAGGGCAGGGCGCCGCTGATCGGGATGATGCAGTCTCAAATTCTCGCTCAAGTGACGTTGCCTACACACTACCAGCCGCATAACGAGGGATCAACGCCAGTAGACGGCGTAACGAACGACATCCTCGCCCAACGCGCCGCCGAAGCCGAAGCCAACCTTCCGCCAGCCAACGAAGCCGAATCCGACCAGCCCCAAGAATCCGCCGCCATCCCCTTGCGCAGAGTTCAGCGGGAACGATATAATCCGGGGCGATAATGAGGCAAAGCGGACTCGAAAAGAATCAGCGTCATGGGTGCACTGCACAATCCAGCGCATGAGATTTTTGCGCGAGAGGTCGTCGAAGCTCTGCTGAGTTCCGACCCAAATGTGCGCCGTAATGCCCGAAAAGTAGGCTACGAGAAAGCCGGTTATCCAGGCAACAAGCACAACGCGCGCCGTCTGGCAAATTCTCCCGTCGTCAAAAAGCGCATCAAACATCTGTTCGAGGAAGCCATTGCGTTCCGGGACGTGCGCTTGGCGACTGTCGTGATGCGGATTGATCGCGTTGGCAAGGCTCGGCTCCCCGACTATTTCGAGCCTGTCCTAGACCAAGACGGCAACCGCACTGGCCGCTACACCCTCAAGGACATCACGGCGCTGCCGCCGGAACTGAGCGAAGCCTTGGCCTCAATCGAATGGGACGACGAGGGGCGTCCGAAGATCAAGCTGCACGACAAGAATCAAGCCAATTTCACGCTCTTGAAGAATCTCGGCGGCTTGCCGCAGGACGATGAACCCGATAAAGTTCCAGCGACGACGAATAATTACAATTTCTTCGCAGGTCTCAGTGTCGAAGATCAACGCGCTCTTGCCGATGCTCTCGACGCTCTCCCCGGAGGGCCGGAAATTATTGAGCACGAAGCTTCGCGAGAACATAGCGAAGCAGGCGCCGTTCCGTAGGCTCTACACCCTCTATCCTAATGATGGGCCATTGCGGCGCGAGCTTTACGACCGCCACATGGCGTTCTTTGCGGCAGGCGGTCAGCACGATCCAATCGAGACATGGTGTCCCGAAGGTTGCGATGGGTCACCGCATCGTGAAAGATTAGCTCTGTGCGCCAATCGAATAGGAAAAACTTTTGGCCTCGGCGGTTACGAACTTACACTGCATCTGACTGGCCGCTATCCTGTTTGGTGGCCGGGCTATCGGTTTGATCGACCAATTGAGGCGTGGGCCGCCGGTAAGACCAACGAAACGACGCGCGATATTATTCAGCGCGAGACGTTGTTTGGTCCGGTCAAATGGAACGGGCGATCTAAGACCGTCGCGGGTACGGGACTGATTCCCGCAGAGGACATCGGCGACATAACCTGGAAGCGCGGCATCCCGGATTTTATTGATACGGCTGCGATCAAGTCTCAATTTGGTGGCTGGTCGAGCCTCGGCATCAAATCGTATGAGCAGGGACGCGGATCGTTCGAGGGAACCGCAAAGGACGTTTTCTGGGGAGACGAGGAACCTCCCCTAGAAATTTACACTGAGGCGTCGATTCGGCTCATGACCAAACGCGGTCTCTCGCTCTTGACCTTTACGCCGCTCGAAGGCATGTCGGATGTAGTGCAGGCGTTCCTTCCTGGCGGGCGGTTGCCGGGGGAATCGGAGTTTTAGATGAACGGAACTCGGCGAAAGTTTTTTAATTGGCTGTTTGGTAGTGCAGCGATTGCGCTTATCGGACTGCCGAAGGCTAAAGCACTGAATGCCATGAATGTGCTTGATGGCGGCGATTCGAGAAATTTGTGGAGAATCAGTTGGGCGGAAGTTCCGGGTGTCAACGGCTACAATGTTTATCCCATTCCAAGCATCGATCCGCCGCTCTGTTCGACTTTCGAGGAATTAGAGGTAAAATACGGCCAGCCATTCGTGACTGCGTTTGCGCAAATGGTTGAAGAATCCAACAGCATCTTAGAGGACTCTAGCGGCTGGCGGGTAGTGGCGAAACTTGAGGCGGGAACTCAATGAGCAAAATCGTTTCTTCTCGTCGTGGTTTTTTGTTTGGACTTGGCGCAGCGCTCGCAGCACCCGCCCTTGTCAAGGCGGCAAATTTGATGCCGGTGCGAGCGCTGCTTACGCCAGTCATCCGGCCGATATTCTATAGCAATCGGACAATTCGGCGATTTGTGGACATCAAAACCATTCGCGATATGAACATACTGTTGCGCCCGGATGACTATGCGGGCCAGCCAATCGTGAACTTTCGCAACGTTCTTATCATCACCGCACCTGAGGCGATTGCATATGGCCGCGTCGGATTACAAGTCGAGGCTTGGTGATGGCTGGTCTTGAGAATTGGGAACGCGCGGGAAACCTCCAATGCGGCATCCACATCGGTAATCGCCCCGAACTTGACGATATTCCGGTCGGACATTGGTGCGAAATGAAATTCGATCCTGCATCGCGCCCCGGTGATGAAACGTGGCTATTGTTTCGGTCACTGCATGACTGACGCTCCCTCGCTCTCATCCGGCCCAGCCGAAGAAGTCATCGCCAAACGTTCCCGCTTTGTCGTGATGGCCGGCTGGAATGACGTTCCGCACCTAACCCCCGAAATGATCGCGGAAGAAAAATCCCGCATCCCGCCGCACGAATTCGAAGCGCGCTCACTCGGAAAACCATCCCTCGGTCAAGGCGCGGTCTATCCGGTACCCGAATCCGAAATCCTCTGCGATCCGTTCATCATCCCCGATTGGATGCCGCAGTGCTATGCGCTCGACGTGGGCTGGAAGCGAACCGCCGCGCTGTGGGGCGCGTGGGACCGCGACAACGATGTGGTGTATCTGTACGGCGAACACTATCGGGGGCAGGCCGAACCGCCGATCCATGCCGCAGCAATTCGTGCTCGTGGCTTATGGATTCCCGGAGTCATCGATCCGGCAGCGCGCGGACGTGGACAAAAGGACGGTCAGGCGTTGTTTTCAATCTACGTCAACGATCTGGGCTTGAATTTGACGCCTGCGGATAATACGATGACCGGACCTGAATCGGGTATCGTCGCCGTGTGGCAACGACTCACAACCGGACGCCTGAAAGTCTTTCGGACCCTGGTCAACTGGATCAAGGAATATCGGTTCTACCAGCGCGACGAGCATGGTCGGATCAAGGATGGGCAGGCCGATCACTTGATGGACGACACGAGATACCTCATCATGTCCGGGTTAAGCGTTGCGTGCGTGCGGCCGGCCGATCAGTGGACTACCGGGAAATCGCAAGTCTCATGGCAAGCGGAATATGATCCCCTCGCCTACCAAACCCGATGACGATCAAGCGCAGCGCGAGCGCGCCATCGGCTACATCATGCGCCGCGATCATGTGACTCGCGAGGTTGCGTCAAAGGCGTTACAGAGCTTGAATGGCCCGCAACTGTGGATGCTCGAACAGGAATTGAAACCGCGGCGGCCGATGTTTACAGCCGAGTACGATCCGCTTGGGAGGTAGATTATGAACGCACACCGTCCAGTCGATTACGAAAAAGCCATGGGCGTTGACCCGCACCCCACGCAAGCGCGCGATCTGTATTGGTCGCTGGTTGTTGCCGTCATCGTCAATAGTGCGATTTATCTGGTCGCTGTAATGTATGCTGGATTGATTGTCGGCAATCCCTTCGCCTGGCGTTGCTCGATCGCCGCGATGGGCATGACCTATCTGTCCTATTACGTGCAACTAATGAAGATGCCGACGCCGTTAATCTACGCATTCGTCGCAGCTTCCATCGTACTTGGCTTTGCGGCAGGTGTCAGCCTGCTCGTCATCTGAGGAAAATCACAATGGGTGCAATGCTCTCCCCTCCTTCTGAAACGCCACCCCCGCCGCCGGCAATTCCGGCTGCGGCAATACCGCCCACCATGGCGAACGCCACCGTGACGGCCGCCGGAACCAATCAAACCAGCAAAGCCGCGGCGCTTGCCGACGCCACGACCAAGACCAGCGCGCAGGGTACGCTTGTAGCGCCCACCACGACGAACTCGCAATTGCTGGGCTGACATGGCGCTCACCGCCGAACGCGCCGAAGTCTATTATGAGAACGCCAGCGCGTCGCTGTTGGCGCTCACGCCCGCGATCATCGACGGCAAGACCTGGACTTCCAATCAGGATTGGGAGGACTTTCGCAATTATCTCGAACAGGTGCTCCTTGGAATGCGCAACTGGCGCACGCCATGGTGGATGCATTGGGGCGCGATAGCCGAGCAGGCGCTGCCGCGGCGCTATTATTGGGTCATCACGCCCAACAACATGACGCGCGGGTTGCCGATCAATCAGAACGTCGTGGATTCGACAACGACCCAAGCAATCGGCGTCTGTGCCGCCGGTATGATGGACGGCCTGTCATCGCCGACAAAAGTCTGGTTCAAGTTCGAAGCGCCCGAAGGCGTCGAACTGGATACCGCCGGTAAGCGATGGCTCAACGAGTTTCAGCAGATCACTTACGATGTTCTGGCGGGATCAAATTACTACGACCGCAAACATCAGTATTACGAGGATCAGATCACGTTCGGAACCGCGCCGATGTTGATCTACGAGAATCGCGAGCGAATCATCAATTGCGAAGTGCCGTGCGCCGGGGAATATTTTGGGGCGGCGGGGTCGGACAATTCCATTGAGACATTTGATCGGGAATTCGTTCTGACCGTGCGCTCCATCGTGCAGCGATTCGGGCCAAAGGCTGTCGCGGGCAGCGACGTTGCACAACTTTGGAATACCAAGGGCGCGAATCTCGAAACCGAATTCATCGTCGCGCACTCAATCGAACCGAATTTTCCCGCGAATCAGTACGGACAGAAGCCGAGACTCGGCGTGGTGCCGGGCGGTTATGCCTATCGCGAGACGTATTGGCTGCGCGGTCTCAACACGCCACAGCCGTTGTCGGTGCGGGGCTACCGCGAAAAGCCGTTCATGTATGCGCCTTGGACGCAACGATCAAGCGAGCCCTATGGTCGCGGACTCGGCATGGATGCGCTGCCGGACATCAGTCAGTTAAACCAGATGACGCGGCGCGAGGCCGAGGCCATCGACAAGGGCGTTCGTCCGCCGATGCTCGCGGACGCGACGTTGAAGAACGAACCGGCTTCGACGCTTCCCGGCAAGGTCACATACGTCCCGAACCTGGCGCAGAACGCCGGCATGAAAGCCGCTTATACGGTCGATCCGCGCTTTGTGGAATTCATCGAGAACAAGATCGTCACGTTGCAGAAGCGCATCGAGCGATGGTTCGCCAACGACGTGTTTGAAATGATCTCGCAGATGGAAGGCGTGCAGCCGCGCAACGAGTTGGAATTGCAAGAGCGCCGCGGCGAGAAACTGTTGCGGCTTGGTCCTGTCATCGAGCGCAATCTTCGCGAGGATGGCATTGGACTTACCCGAATCGTTTCGATCATGAATCGCCGCGGATTGATCCCGCCAAAGCCGGCCTCGCTGCAAGGTGTTCCGATCCAGGTCAAATTCGTGTCCAAGCTCGCATTGATCCAGCAGGCCGCAAAAACCGCCGGCATGGAGCGCACGATGGTTATGGCGGGCCGCATGGAAGCGGCGATGCCCGGCGTTCTCGACAACATCAACGCAGACAAATACATCCGCGACTATGGCGAGGCCGTCGAGTTTCCGCCGGAGGATTGGAACGATCAGGCGACGATCCAGCAGATTCGCGGGCAGCGAACGCAAGCCCAACAGGCGGCGCAACAGGCACACGTTGCCGAAAAGGTCACTCCGGCCATTGCATCCGCCGCACAAAATCTGTCACAAACGGATACGGGCGGCGGCCAGAATGCGTTGCAATTGATGCTGAGCGGCGGCGGCACGGGCGCTGCGCCGCCAGCGGGAGGCGGGCAGTGAACCAGATCAGTGCAATCACGGCGCTATTGCTTGATCGCACGGTTGCCATGCTTATGACCTGTCCAAAAGAGGATAGGCATCCGCATCGGCATTTCGTCGTCATCAGTGGCAAGATGATCGGAACGGGCAATCCGAACCTTGAGCGCGTCATGCTGACGCAACACGAGTTTCTGGAAATGTTTGGGCCGCAGAATCAGTTGCAGTAGGGGTTTGCGATGAAACTGATAACCGCTCCTGATTGCAATGGTGTATTCTTTCCTTGCTACGAAATCAAAAGGAAAGATGGGAGCGTTGAATATCGCGATCAAGTGTTGGAGGATTTGCGGCGCGGTCTAAAGAAGTTCACGCAAGAATTACGAAAAGCGGCTGCCGAAGAACAATGACCGAAGAAGTCAAAACCTACGAAGCCGACGATCCGCAGAACCCGAACAACCTCGTTGTTCGCGGGCGCGACGGCGATCCGATTCCGCATCCGTCTGGCACGGCCATGATCGAGAAAGAATCGTATGAGCGCGTGGTTGAAGGCTTGAAGATGGCGAGCGACGCTTGCGTGCACCTTGCGAAGCGGGAACCTCTGACTGCTTCGGTGTGGAACGAGATTGCGCAGATGCTCGATAAGATACGCCGCGATGCCGTGGCTCTGGGCGGCGTCGATCTGGTCATGAAGCAACAAGAGACTGAGGCTGTGCGGGGCGAGCCGCTATCGTGGCGTGCTGCTCGGGAAAAGTTTCTTGACGGCATCAAACAAACGACCGGCGGAATGCGCCAACTGGCGACGTGCTTCCGTGGCGATTATATGTGGTCAATGATGGCGCAGCGGCTTGAGCGGCAGGAAAAGACGTTCCGGGGATTATTGCTTGGGCGCGTGGTGCAGAGTAGAAAGGGGACGCCTTTGATTCTGCCGCCGGGGTTTGCGAGGAACTAAAAGGAGGCTACGATGCCTATCGGTCTTTTGTTCTGGATGTTGATGATTCTCTGGTTGATCTTCGGCGGCATCTGGTGGCAGCGCGGATCGACTTGGAGCTACGGCTGGGGTGGCAATCTTCTCTTGCTGTTCGTGTTACTCTTTCTTTTGGGCTGGCACGATTTCGGCTTCATCCTGCAAGGCGGTGCAGGTAGTCCCTTTCGGTGAAAGCCAGATAGCGCCGATCCCTCCCGATCTGCGGGAAACTCCGTCAATTTGCCGGGGATGCTAATGCAACCGAAGAAAGCCATGACGAATCTTCCTATCGGGCAGAATATCTCCGCGTTCGTCAAAGGCGGCCAAAGCCACATCCGCAAGGATGTGGATGAGAAATTTCGCAAGATACTGACCGAAGCGGCGGCACGGCAAGCCAACGCTGCGGCGCGCTTCCATATCCGCAATGCGCTCCATAATGGTCCTTCGCGCGGCGGCGCAGACGAATCGATCAAGTTCTTCGGCGCCGAACTCGACGTGAAACTCGCGCTGACCGCCGAAATCGTCGATGCCCTCGAAATCTCCGCGCCGGGATTCAAGAAGTGGCTGGAACTGACGGGTTTTGCCAATGATAAGACGATGATCCGTGGCTTTGTCGAATGGGCGGAATTCAAGAACGGTCGCGGCAAGGTGATGACGAACTTGGCGGAAATCAACTGACAAGAGGAAAAAATGACCGTTGTAACGGATGAGCCAATGCCAGGAGTGCAGCAGCCGGGATCAGTTGCTCTTTGGCTACTCGCGCGCAAGGGCGATAAAATAACTTACTTGACCGGCTTCGGCCTCAATCAATTTGAACAAGCCAAGAAAACGGCATTCTCCTATGCGGCAGAATACGACGAGATAATCATCCTCGATGCTACGATGCTCTATCGCGCGTGGCAAAAGGACGAAAACGGCAAACCGCTTAATATCGCCGCATAAATGCCCGGTCCCCAAGGCATCTACGACTCAACCGACCCCGCCGCAATCGACGCCGCGGCCAGCGACGCCGCTCGCCGCGACCACGACGACGACGAAACGATCCGGGTATGGATGAATCATCCAAAGGGCCGCGATCTTCTGTACCGTCACGTTTACGAGACTTGTCACCTGGGCCGGACCTTTGTTGCCGTGGATGAGAGCGGCCACTCCGACACCCACCGGACCTATCTGGACCTTGGCGAAAGAAATATCGGTGCATGGTGGGACGAAAGGCTTCGCAGGCACGCAGAACTCTATATGCTGATGCTCAAGGAACAGGAAATCGACCGTCAATCGCACAACGCGCAACTGCTAAAGCAGAACGACAAGCAAGACAGCGATAATGGCTGATAGCGAAGTAAAACCCGATCCGGCTGCCGCTGTTCCTGCGGAGACGAAAGCTGTCGATTCGCCGACTTTGCCCGCGTCGCCTTTGGCGACCGCCGATTCGGCAAAGCACGAAGGCGCGGCGCCTGCTGCCGAAGTGAAGCCCGATCCGAAGGCCAACGGCCACGATGCCGCCGCCACAGAGGCGAAGCCGGCAGAGACCAAAGTCGAGACCAAACCCGAAGCCAAACCAGATTCAGCGTCGGAGACTAAGCCCGATGCAACGAAGTCCCCCACGGAAAGTGGGGAGACCAAGCCGCCCGTAGAAGCGAAGGCCGAGACCAAGCCCGAAGGGGAAGTCAAGCCTGAGACGAAGCCGGCGGATACCAAGGAAGCCCCGGAAGCAACGCCGCAGGCCCCTCCTGTTTACGAAGCGTTGAAAATCCCCGACACAGTGAAGTTGGACAAGGAGCGCGTCGCTAAATTCGACGAGCTTATCGGCAAAGCCGAACTGTCCAGCAAGGCCGATCACGCCGCCATGAGTGCCATGCGGCAGGATTTGGCCAATCTCTATGTCGAGGAAGTCAATCGCATCGGACAACAGGTCGCAAAGCACCAGCATGACGTGTGGAATAGACTTGTCGAGCAGCGGGTCAACGAACTCAAAGCAGACCCACAGCTAGGCGGCAACCGCATCGAAACCACGCTGGGTAACGCTAAGTACGCTCTGGAAACCATGGTGGGATTGTCGAAAGACGAAGCCACCACTTTGATTGCCGTCATGGACGCGGGTGGGGTTTCTCACCATCGTTTGATGATTAAGGCGCTCAATGGAATCTATGAGCTTTTGCGCGAGCCTGAACCCGTTCCCGGAACCCTGCCTCTGCACGCAACGACCTCGAAGGAACCCGGCCAACGCGGCTGGTACGATTCGGTCAAGACGACGTAGCAGACGGCCAAGTTTGAAAGGCTTCTAATCCATGGCTTCCTTGACCCTGGCCGATGTCGGCCGTCGCATGGACCCTGGCGGCAAGATCGCCGACATGGCCGAATTGATGTCTCAATGCAACGAGATCGACGAGGATGCCCCGCTGGTCAAGGGTAACCTCACAACCGGCCACGTTGTCACGCTGCGCACTGCGCTGCCCAAGGGCACGCTGCGCCGCTTCAACCAAGGCGTCGGCTACACCAAGTCGAGTGCCGCGCAGATCACGTTCGGCATGGCAATGCTGGACGCCTACTCGCAGATCGACAAGCGCCTCGCCGATCTTGGCGGCAATACCAACGCCAACCGCGAGAAAGAGGACGTGGCCCATATGGAGGGCATGTCCCAGCAGTGGACCGGTTTCCTCGTTTACGGCAATGCCTGGACGACGCCGGAACAGTTCTCCGGTTTCTCGACGTATTTCTCCGCAATCGCCAATACCCCGAACGGCGTCAATGTGTTCGATGCCGGCGGCACCGGATCGTCGAATACGTCGATCTGGCTCATCGGCTGGGGCGACCAGACCTGTTACGAGATTTATCCGGATGGCACGAAAGCCGGATTGATCTTCGAGAACAAGGGCGACTTGGTTCCGGCCCTCACGTCGAACGGCACGGCGCGCTACGAAGCCTATACGTCCTACTTCTCGCGCAACGGCGGTCTCGCCATCGAGGACTGGCGCTACGTCATCCGCATGGCGAACTTCGACACCACGACCGCAGGGCTCGCCGGCCCGACTCCCCCGGACATCTTCGCGATCATGTCGAAGTCGGTTGTCCGGCTTCCGACCGCCGGCCGCATGGTCTCCGGCATCGTCAAGACGGACGCGCCGGATCGCGTCGCTCCCTCGATCCGCCTGAAATTCTACTGCGATCGTACCTCGCGGGAGTACATGGACATCCAGGCCATCAGAGATAAAAATGTATTGTTGCGTCCGGAAGATTACGCCGGCCGCCCGATTGTGAACTTCCGCAACATCGCAATCGGCGTGGTCGATCAGATTCTCGATACCGAAAGCCGCGTGGTCTAAGCGCAACTCAGAACCGAAAGGAGAGCGCCCGATGGGTATGCTCGATCTGGCACTACAGTTTTCTTCCGCGCAGGCCATCACGGCGTCGGCGCAATCGACCAACTTCTACGATCAGTTGACCGGGCAAAGCCTGACGACGACCTACACGCCGTCGCCTTCGGCGATCTTCTCGGTCAACGAGACCTACTTCGGCGAGGATTTGGGCATCGGCAAGGGCGAAGGCACGCCCCGCGTCGTGGTCAATGTCGGGACCGCGTTTGCAACACTCACGTCGTTGCAGATTCAGTTCCAGGGTGCGCCGGAAAATGCGACCTCTCACGTCTCCGGCCTGCGGTCGGATTTGACGTTCGTCACTTACATCCAGACCGACACCATCGCCGCGGCGCTGCTCACGGCGAATACCCGAATCGCATCCTTCGATTGGCCGATGCGCAAGACCGGCCAGGCATTGCCGCGATTCGTGCAGTTGAACTATGCGGTCGCGGGCTCGAATGCCACGACCGGAACCGTGACTTCGGACGTGACGCTGGGCGACGACGACGCGCAGAGCACCTTGGCGTTCTACGGCTCGAACTACAAAGTCGCCTCCTAACAGCGCGGCCTCCCCGTGCTGTGACGCGCCGTGTCCATGAGACCGCCCGCAAAAAAGTTTCAGGGCACGGCGCAAACCTTGTTCGACTTTTCAAAATTGGAGTTACCGATGACCGAACAGCTTCCCGAAGCCTTTGTGTCCGATGACGGACGCCGCGTGACGGCGCCGACTTACGAAGCACTGGCCCAAGTGCAATTGATCCTCGCTTCCGCCGAGACCGGCCAAGCCGGGCCTACGCTCCTTGAAGTCGGCGAAATCTTCACCAGCGACGCTATCCCGTCTCATGCGTGGTTGCCGCTCAACCGCGCGGCGGGTGAACGATTCGAGAACTGGGTGAATTCGCTTCCGCTGGACGGCAAGAACATCCCGCAAGAACTCATCACCGAAGCGGCGTTCCAGTTGCGCCCGCGCGAGGGCGACCCGGAATTCCCGATGGATCAGTGGTGGCCGCATGTGCTTCGGCTCGCCGCGAAGATGGCGGACGAAAAGCGTGGCCGTCCCGCCGCCGTGACTCCCGGCTTCCGGCCGATGGCGCCGAATACACCGCCGATGCCGTTTGCTTCGGTCGGGCCTATCGCTCCCGATCCGGGCCGCGCTCCCGCAATGCACCAGCCGCAGGCTCGCGCAACCATGGACGCTCGCGCGCAACGCCAGCAGCGCCGGCCGCCAATGCCGAATACCGTGCCTGCCGCGCCGGCACAGACCACAACCTAATCGCATTCTGACAGGAGCGCCGCAGCAAACGGCGATAGCACGATGAAAATCTTCTCTCGCCTGCGTGTTGTGGTGCTCTGCGCGCTTACCGGGATTGTTCTGGCGGCGCTCGGAACTGTCGGGCCGGTGCAACGCGCCATCGGCCAGGGGATGCAGCAGCTTTTTACGCTCAATGGCACTGAGCAAGTCTCCTTGAATTACCCCTGCACGGTGTCGTGCTTTGCAACAAGCGCGACGCTGAGTGCCTACGGCCAGTCGATTGCCGGCGGCAATGCCGAGAATGCTTTGATCGGCGGGGATTTTGGAACGAATCTGTTCCAGGACGGAACGTCGGTGGGTTCGGTCTCCACCACAATTACCTATGTCGCCGATCAATGGGCGGCATGGGGCGGCTCGACGACGGTTATCACGGGAACCCAGCAGACTGGCGCGGCTGATATTCCGGTTTCCTACGCAGCCTCACTGCGAATCAACAAAGCGTCCGGGACCGGCGGGACGATTCCGGCCTGTGTCCTACAGGAGATATCGAGCGCCGATAGCACGAAATTTCAGTCGCAGACTGCCGAGTTTGACTTTCATGTGAAGGCCGGCGCGGGATTCTCCGCTGCTGGTTCTGCCCTGAATGTCTCCATCGTCTATGGTACCGGGACTGACGAAGGCATTTCCAAGCTCGCATTCGCCTTCAACGGCGGTGGTGGTGGTTCTTCGACCTGGGCCGGCCAAGCCAATGCGGCAAGCAATATAGCGGTCCCGATCACGACGACGTGGACGCGCTATACCGTTGTTGCGCCGATCCCGGCAACGGCGACCGAGCTTGCAGTCGTGATCTGCTATACCCCTGTTGGGAATGGCGGTGCGACCGACTGGTTCGAGTTTACCGGCGCGCAACTGGTCCGCAACCCGTCGCTAACGACCGCTGCCGGAACGAGCGGAGCGTTGCTCGCGGCGAACGCAGGAAATGCAAGGTCGTTTGCGCGGCGTCCCGCGTCCCAAGAAATGGCGCTGCAAGAGGCTTACTACTATCTCATTCCCGAAACCAACGGGGCCTACCTGGCTGCGGGGATGGTCTCTGCCACCAACGTAGAAGTGGGTGTTCTTCATTTGCCGGTGACCATGCGCGCCGTGCCGACCTGTGCATTTACCGCAGGCGGCCTGAAATGGAACCTTGCAGGGACCAATACGGCGGTAGGGACGCTGACCTGTAACAGCGCGAGCACGCCGAGTATCGTAACCATCGGCGATACCGTGACGGCCACCGCAGGCGGGGCGGCCTTTCTCAATGGTTCTTCGACCACGGGCCGTATAAAAGTCAGTGCGCGGTTCTGATCTGGGACAAGCATTGGAGCGATGGCGCCATGCGCAGATTGATCTTTGCTCTTGCGTGGTTGTTGCTCGCGGGAGTACCAGGGTGGGCGCAAAATACAACCGGGCTTGTGGTTGCGACGTGCGGAACGGTCGTAACGGCGTTTAAGGCGGGAAATCCTGGACCTTTCACCATCGATGTGAACGGCAACCTTTGCCAAACTGGCGGTGGGGGCGGCGGTGGTCTTTCGGTCGCGTTCGCTGGCCCAATCGGCGCCAACGGCACGCCGGTCGGTTTCAAGGACGGATCGGGAAATTTTCAGCCGCTGCTCGGCGATACGACAAACGGCCAATGGGTGAACGTCAAGGCGAGCGTGCTTCCGACCGGCGCCGCAACACAGACGACGCTCGCGGCTATTCTCGCGGCACAAGGCGCGGCACCAGCGCAACAGACTGGCGCAACGGTCGGTGTTGTTGCTGGATCGGCGATCATCGGCAAGGTAGGTATAGACCAAACGACGCCGGGAACGACGAACGGCATAGTGCAAAATGCCGGCCCCTCGAATGTCACCGCGACCGATTGCTCCGGTACGATAACGTCCGGCGGCGGCGCGCAGAACGCCTTCACGGCGCAGACGACGTTGCACGGATTCACCATCGCCAACATCGACGCGACCGAGCCGCTATGGATTTCATTCACCACAACGGCGGCAGCATCCGGCGCGGGCAGCTATCCACTGCCGGCCGCAACGGCGACGACGTTTGCTGGCTTCGGCTCGTTCACGGCGCCACCGGGCTTCGGCCTCAATCACGCACTGTCCGTGATCGCGGCAACGACTAGCCACAAGTTTACGTGCACGTGGTGGTAGTCATGGGCCGCATAAAAAGGACGCTCGCTGCGCTCCTTCTTTCATCGTCGCTGATTTCTCCGAGCAATGCTCAGTTCGGCGGCGGCGGTTCGGTTTCGCCTTGCACTGGCGACCTCAATACGTCGTGCCAAGTCACGAATCTTCATATCGGGGTCAATCGCGTTCTCTGCTCGATCCGCGCGGCGAATTTCAACATCACGACGGATCAATCCTGCATCATCCCGGCCTCGATCACGGCGTGGGTGCCAACATCCATCGTCGTAACGAATTGTTCTGGCACCTTCACCTTGGCTGCGGGCGGCGTTTATCCTGCGACCAGCAAAGGCGGCACGGCACTCGTTGCGGCTGCTCAAGCCTACACGGCGCTGACAGGTGCAGCAGTTGTTTTGGGACTAACGCTAGCCGCGAATATTGCAACTACCCGGCTGACCATCAATACGGTTTACCTTTCATTGACGACAGGAACCGGAGGCGCTGCGACGTGCGATTTCTATGTGATCGGAAATGACCTTACATGACATGGCGCGTCGCTCTTGTCATTTGGCTGACGGTGGCACTCTCGCTGCTCGCGCTTAATACATCTAAAGCGCAGTTCAACGGGTGTTCGGCGGGATTTTGTATATTGCCCTCAGGAATTGTTTCATCGGCGACAAATTCTCTGATCTTCACGTCAGCGTCGTCGCAGAGTCTCTCCGCTACCGGCAAGGTCGGGATTAACCAGCAGAAGTCCACGGTCAATCTGTGGTGGAAAAACACGGCTACCGGCGCTACTCAGGTCTTTTATTACTCCGGCGACGGGACCGCAACCAATGAATTGACGCTTCGCTTGCTCGGCGCGGGTATCGTCCAAGTTCTAGGCAGCACGGCCAGCACGACTGTCGTTAATCTGCAAACCACCGCGACTTTCACCGACACAACGACATGGCACAATCTGCACGTAGCCTTTGACACGACGCAGGCTACGGCAGCTAATCGCGTTCAAATCTATGTCGACGGCACGCTGATTACGGCGTTCGGCACGGCAACCTACCCGGCACAAAACGCAAATCTGTCGAACAATTTTGCCGCAACCTATCGCATCGGCTCCAATCAGGTGCCCGCAAACTTCGCCAACATGAAGATGGCGATGTTCTATTACATTGACGGCCAGCAACTCACGCCGACGAGCTTCATCACCGGGACGCCGGGCGTTCCCAAGACGTACAGCGGCACCTATACTGGCACGTTCGATTTTTTCCTATCGTTCTCCAATGGCACGTCTACCGCGACGCTCGGCGCCGATAGTTCTGGCGAGGGCAATAATTGGACGCTTAACAATATGACCACGGCCAACCAATCAACGGATCATCCATGAACATGCTCGCCAATATGCGCAGCGCGACGAATGGGTGAATTTTTAGTCATGCCCTGGAAATCCGGCAAAGCCTTCGCCTCGAAGCACAACAAGAAACTGAAAGGCGAAGCCGCGACCACAGCGAAGAACCAAGCCGAAGCTTTGATTAGAAAGGGAATTCCCGAAAGCGAAGCAATTGCGGTCGCAAATAAAACGGGGGACAGAGTGCAATCCCGCCATAAGAAGTGGTACGGTTGATGGCCTCGTTAACGCTCGCCGACATGGCTAGACGGATGGTGCCGGGGAATAAGGCTGTGGCGAAGAAACACTGGATCAAGGGAGCGATCAAGCATCCCGGCAGAGAGACGCGCCGCGCCAAGGAACACGGCGTTTCAACTCACGAACAAATGGAAAGCGACAGCCACAGCAAGAACAAGTCACTCGCCGCCGCTGGCCGCCTCGGGCTAGCATTGTCGGCGAAAAGCAAGAAATCACGCGGCGAACGCTGGTATGGAAAGGACTGAAAATGGCCGAACGGCAATTATCAGATGCCGATATTGTCGAAGCCTTCGCGGCAATCCGCGATTCACTTCACTTGATTACACAGACGCTTCAACTGCTTGCGAATCCTCCGTTTATTGTTTTGAACGGCGGCGATCTAACCGAAGAAGCTGCTGCAGCGCAGGCAGTGGAAGTTGAAAAGCGATTGCGCGGTAAAACTTATTCAGTCCGATCATAGGAGAAGAAAATGGCCGAACGCAAATGGTACGGCAAAGAGGGTGGTGGCGGGGAAGGGACTCACGAGCGCCATTCCCGCGAGCGCAAGGAAATGCACACGCGCCACTCGAAGATGCGCGATGCACTGCACAAGCAGCACGAGGACGAGATTGGCCAGATGGCCGAACGGCAGTCTCAGGAGGCGGCGATGGAGAACCAAGGTGCCGCACAGGCCCCACCCGCTGCCGCAGCACCAGCAGGACCACCCGCAGCGGCGGCAGCCGCAGCCCCGGCCGCAGGAGCCGCAGCAGCATGAAATCCAGCCTGATTTCAGTTCCTCCCTGTTCGGCCGGCGGCCCGCAGGACACACACGCGCCCGATGTCGGCGCTGAAATCAGGTGAGGCGCAAGCCTCGGTCATGACGAACGCTTAATCGGGCGAAGCCGCCACTTATTCGGAAAGGAAGATCAGATGGCTCGTTTCAGTGCGATGATCGATATGGCCAAGGATATCGATGAAGTGAAAAAGGAAACGGCACAGACGGCGGAGCCGATGCCGGCGGATGCCAAGCCGTCAGTGCCGGTCTATCCTTACGGCCTCTGTATCAGCCTCGAAGATGAGCAGCTTGAAAAGCTCGGCCTTGACGGCGAACTGCCGTCAGTTGGGGATATGCTCCATATCGCAGGCATGGCCAAGGTCACATCCGCTTCTGAGAACGAGCGTGAAATGAGCGACGGCAGCAAACAGAAATGCCGCCGGATCGAATTGCAGTTCACTCACTTGGCCACCGAGAACGAGGACGACGAAGGCGAGCAGGAAGCGCGCCGCTCCCGCTTCTATGGCTCGGGCGAGACCAAGGCCGCGTGAACCAAAGGAAGCGCCCCGCGTTAATCTAAATCCCAATCCGATTCCAGGAGGAATCAAATGCCACAGAGAATCCGCCTACTCACTTCCGCGCAGATCAGCAATCACGTCTACGGTCCCGGCGAAGTGGTCGCGCTGCCCGATGGCGTTCGCGGTCCGCACCGTTCCGTGTCCGTGGGCGGCGTGCTTCACGACGAACCGCTGTACGTCCCGGTCGATGAGGCAATGGAGAAAGAACGCGAGGATATGCGCCTGCGTCACCTTGCCGAAACCGAGGCATTGGACGGCACTACGGAACGCCGCGAATTGGCCTTGAAACACGCCAAGGAATCCGCCGAGCTTCGCCACAAGCAATTGGTCGCCGAAACCGAAGCGCGGCACAAGGTCGAAGCCGAGACCTTGCAGCATCGGCAGGAAGCCGAAGTCGCCGCCTTCGACAAGCGCGCCGAAGTTCTCACTGCCGCCAATCCGCCTGCCGAGACCGTCAAGGAAGATTTGGAAGCGCGGCACAAGGCGGAAGCCGAGGCGCTGAAAGTCAAGCAGGAAGGCGAGCAGAAGGCGCTTGAGCCTGTCCCGGAAGCGGAAGCGTCGGATGACACAGCCGATCCAGCGCGGGAAGATGATAGCGGAATCCTGCCGATGCCGTCTCCGGTCGATGCGACCTACCCGCCGCCGCCGCGTCAGGATTTGCCGCGGCAGATGCCGTTCCCGCAGCCGAGCAATCCGGTGTAATGCTGCGGTTATGACTGGACGGCGGGAGGCGGGGGATGACTTCGGATGTCGATATTGCCAACATCAGTTTGGACAACATCGGCGCGCGATTTTCCATTACGTCACTACAACCCCCGCTCCCGCCGCCGAACGCGATAGTCGTTGCGCGCCAATACCAGATTCGGATTGATGCCCTGCATCGTTCAGCACATTGGAATTTCACAAGAAAACAACAAAACGGTATCGTCCTCAAAGCCGCGCAAGGCACTCCTGAAAATCCCAACGGCACGACGCTGCCAATTCCTCCCTATCCCTGGCAGTATGCCTATCAGTACCCGCCAGATTGTTTGCTCGCGCGATATTTGCTCTGCAATCAGCCGTTGACCGGAAGCGGCAATCCGTTTCCGGCTGGCGTCCAGACGACGCCGCTGTGGCCGTGGGGTAATCCCGGCTACAAATTTATTGTAGCAAACGATACCGATGCTGCGGGCAATCAGATAAAAGTCATCCTGACCGATCTGGAATTTGCAGCGATTGTCTATACGTGCCGCGTGACCAATGTCGATCTGTGGGATGCTCATTTTCAGAACGCGGCGATTGCGACTCTCGGCGCATGGCTGGTCAATCCTCTCGCTCGCAATGCGCAAGTCCTCAAGGAGCAAATCGAGATTGCAACATCGGTTGTGCAGTCAGCGCGAATTTCGGATGGCAATGAGGGGATTACATCTATCGACCATGTGCCTGATTGGATGGCGGTACGGGGAATAACCGGCTACGGGTTCGGCTGGGATACGGCCATGTGCTATTACGGCTGGTCGAGTTTGGGGTTTCCCGGAGGCGCGTTTGTTTAAATGGCCACGCCGATCATCCAATCGTCATTTTCCAGCGGCGAAGTCTCGCCATCGCTCTACGGAAGGTTGGACCTCGCGGGCTGGCACAAAGCCTGTTCGGTCGCCCGAAATTTCTTTGTCTCTTATAAAGGAGGCTTGCTGAGTCGCGGCGGCCTTGCGTTCGTCGGATTCTGCAAACAGGCGGCTTCCGCCAGTTCCTATCCGCCGCGCAATATCCAATTCACATTCAATATTTTTCAGTCGTACATCCTGGAATTTGGCGAACAATATATGCGCGTGGTCGCCAACGGCGGCTATGTCACCGAGGCCGCTTTTGTGATCACTGGCGCGTCGCAAGCCAATCCCTGTGTGCTCACGATTCCAGGACACAATTATGTCGTGGGGGATTGGATTTTTCTGATTGGTCTCGGCGGAATGACACAGCTTAATGCGCGGACTGTGGTCGTGCGCAATGTGGCCGGAAATAACGTCACGATTCAGGACGTGTTTGGTACTCCGGTTAATTCGACAGCCTATGGCGCTTTTACCGCAGGCGGCACGGCAGCGCGCATTTACACGCTGGTCACTCCCTATCACGCCGCCGATCTGCCCTATCTGAAATTCGTTCAAAGCGCCGACACAATGTCGCTCACTCTCGTTAATCAGGCGACGCAGACCGAATATCCGCCGCAGGAATTGGCGAGACTTGCTGCAAACAACTGGACGATAGGACAGCCGTCTTTTGCGTCAGCTATTGCGGCGCCGGGAAGCTGTACGGTGGTCGGTACGGCGTATTCGACCGGGCCGGGACCGGCGGCTTATGGCTATGTGGTGACGGCCATCGACAGCGCGACAGGAGACGAAAGCCAACCGTCAACCATAGGCGTTGTCGGAACCGTTGTCGATATTGCCGGGCAGTTTGGCACCAACACGGTAAGCTGGCCGTCGGTTCCGGGGGCGTCGGAATATAAAATCTATCGGGCCGCGCCCGATTATACCAATGTCGGCAATTTTGCCGGGCAATTGTTCGGTTATGTCGGTTCGTCGCGCACGACAAGTTGGCAGGACACCAACATCATTGCCGACTTCGCCACCACACCGCCGTTGCATACGAATCCATTTGCTGCCGGACAGATTCTCGACATACCGATGACCAATATCGGGGCCAACTATACGGCGGCAACTGCCAGCATTACGATCAATAGCGCGACGGGCAAAGGGTTCGTGGGCGTCCCGATTATCGGCGCTGCGCTCACGGGCCAGCAAATTACGTTTGCGAGCAACCCATTCTCGAATGGGGAAACAGTCACGCAGCAAATAGGAACCGCGACGGCACAGGGGCTTGTCGTTGCGTCGAATTCTACAACTATAAACGTTCAATTATTTGGTAGCACGCAATTCATTCAATCCGCGGGATCGGGCGGCGGCAGCCCTGGCGGTCCCGTGACGGATGGCACCAATAGCGAATACCCAACCAATGTTGCTTCCATAACGTTCACGGGCAGCGGCGGTTGGATTGGCACCTATATAGAAAATCCAGGCCAGGGTTATCTGCCAACCGATCTGCCGGTCTTTGCCGACAGTGGAAGCGGGGCGGGAGCGACGGGAACGCTCTCGGTCGGTCCTCAGTCCGGGACCTTCCCCGGAGTCGCGGCTTATTTTCAGCAACGGCGCACTTACGCCTATTCGTTGACGGCGCCCGATACCTACGAAATGTCGCAACCCGGATCGTATCTTAATTTCGATTCTGCCGATCCTCCCATCGATTCCGATTCGATCACGGGAACGCCGTGGGGTGAACAGATCGACGGTATTCAGTGGATGCGGCCCATGCCGGGCGGTTTGGTTACATTCACGGGCGGCACAACCTGGCAAGTCTCTGGAACGGCTGGCGCGGGGTCTCCTATCACGCCATCGCAACAGAACGCGCAAGCGCAGGAAGGCATCGGATCGTCGCCGACGATTGCTCCGATACGAATCCGAAACAATCTGCTCTACGTCGATTCTCTCAACGGGTTTGTGAATGAGATCAACTACAATTTCTATTTCAATATCTACACGGGGCAGGACATCACGCTCTTGTCCAGTCAGCTTTTCCAGAACACGAATCTCGTGCAATGGGCGCTCGCGTTCAGTCCGTACCGGCTGATCTGGGCCGTGCGTAACGACGGCAAGATGCTCTCTCTGACCTATATCGCCGAACAGGAAATGCGTGGATGGGCGCGACACGATACTTGCGGTTTGGTTGCTTCCGTCGCTGTTGCGTCCGAGCCTCCCGTGAACGCGGCTTATTTCATCGTCAAGCGGTACGTGACGGGCAGAGGCCAGTGGATGTACATGCAGGAGCGCATGGACAATCGCTTGTGGCAAAACGTCGAGCAATCCTATTGTCTCGACAGCGCCTTGTCGCTGCCGCAGCCGGCCCCGAATGCAAACCTTGTCGCGTCCGCGGCGCATGGCGCCGGCGGTGTGCAGCTCGGCGCAATCATTCTCGGCGGGAGTGGATATTCGGCGACGCCGGCCGGGCAGATTGTTGATGACGCCGGTACGGGTTCGGGTGCGATGGTGACGGGCTTTACCGTTGTTGCTGGCGTCATAACCGGCCTTACCATCACTCCTGGCGTCAATTACAAGCTGCCGCGAATCATCGTCACGGACGCGACGGGCTCCGGGGTCAATATCTCCCTTGTGGTCGATAATACGGTGACCTTCACGGCGGATGGCGCCGTGTTCTCATCGGGCAATAACGGGGCTGTGTTGCGCGTGGGAGGCGGAATTGGAACGTCCGTGCTCTACGTCTCCCCGACTCTGATAACCGCACAGGTGGCGCCGCAGGCAGCCATTGCGACCACGATTGCGAACGATCCGAACAATATGCCGGTTCCGGCGGTTGCGGGATCGTGGACCTTGACGCAGCCTGTGAGTTCCATATCGGGCTTGGAGCATTTGGAGGGGATGACGGTCAATGCCCTTTGCGACGGGACGCCGGTCGTGGGGCTTGTGGTGGTCAATGGCTCGGTGACCCTGCCGAATCCCGCCAGTCAGGTTCTCATTGGCTTGCCGTTCATCGCACAGGCGCAATCGATGCACGCCGACATGCCGGGCGAAACGATCCAGGGCAAGAGAAAGAGGATTCAGGGTGTGACCGTGCGGATGGCGAATACGCGCGGCATCATGATCGGGCAGGATCAGCCGATTGCGGCGCAGCAACAGAATCAGATCGAGATACCCTGGAATCAGGCGCCGAATTTAATGACGCAACTCACGGAAGCGAATGCGCTTGCGGGCGCGGGCAACGCCGTGCCATTGTTCTCAGGTGATCGATACGAAGTGATCGCGGGCGATTATTCCACTGCCACCCCGGATCGTCAGGCGTCGCCGGGTATGGTCGCGGTGCAGCAATTGCTGCCTCTCCCGGCTGAAATCCTTGCGTTCATCCCGGAACTCGAATTAGGCGATGTCCCCAATGCGTGACCAGGCCATAGGGATGAACGGCTACGGTCACCGCGCGATACCGTTTGACGATCAATCCGTGCCGAGAGCGTACACTATCCAGCCGACCGAGATCGCGCACATCTATGCGCTCGCGGAGTCCTTGCGCGAACAGGACCGATTGGAAATTCTCAATCTCGGATTTGGCGTCAAGAAAGCACTGTGGCGGGCGTATCGTAATTCGATCATGTGCAAGACGGCGTTGGTGGCTGACAAGGTTGCGGCGATTTGGGGATTGGGAATAGGATTGCGCGCTGGTGTGAGTCCTTTGTCCGATCTTGGCGTGCCGTGGTTGCATACATCGGCTGCTATCGAGTCTGTGCCGTTCTCGTTTGTCAGGGTAGCGAAAGCAGAGTTGGCAGCCATGAGGAAGTTAAGACCGCGACTTGAGTCGTTCGTGGCTGCCGACTATGCGCAGGCGATCAAGTTTCTTCGGATTCTCGGCTTTGCTGTGGAAAAAGCCGAGCCTGTGGGACTTAACGGTGCGCTGTATTGTAGGTTTCATGTTGGCTTCGATGCTTAGAATGTTTGGTTAGCTTGGCTACCTAATCTCTCAACCGTTCCGAGAGATTCATACGGCCATAGGGGCTTAAATGGGCGCGGCAATCCTTCCGATTTCATTGGCTGCGGGACTTGCCGGTGCGGGTCTTAACGCAGTCGGCTCCTATAGCTCGATGGAGGCTTCATCCAAGAATGCGTCCTATCAGGCTCAAGTTGCGGCGAACAACGCCAAGATTGCGTTGAGCAATGCCGCGATGGATACGCAGTCCGGCGAGATTGGAGCGGTGAATCAGGGACTCAAGACCCGCGCCGCGGTCGGATCGACGCTGGCGAGCCAAGGCGCTTCCGGTATCGATGTCAATAAGGGGTCCGCCCCGAAGGTGCGCGCGGCCGAAAGCGAACTCGGGATGCTCGATGCTTTGACCATCCGTTCCAACGCGGCAAAGAAGGCTTACGCCGATACGGTCGCTGCAACCGGCGACACGGCGGAATCGGAATTGCTGCAATCGGAATCGAGCCAGGCGAGCAGCGCGGCGCCGTGGTCGGCGCTGGGGAGTTTCCTAAGCTCGGCATCGAGTGTCGGCGGGTCTTACGCAAAATATGCAAGCACGGCTTGATCGATCATGGCCGGTCACATTTTAAATGTGGATTTTCCTGAGATAAATCCCTCGGGCGCCCCGTCCGACGATTACGAGCGCATTCCGTCGTCGCCTGCGTCATTTGGCGCATTCGGCGCCGAGGCGCTGAAGCAGACGGGCGAAGGATTGGTTAAGGGCGCGGACGCCGGACTGTCCTATCTCACCCAACAGAACGAATACAACAATCAGATTCACGCCAGCGAATTGCATTCGTGGTTTTCCGATCAAGCCGGCGATCTGGTCTCCAAGCACTCCGAGTTACAGGGGCGCGCGGCATTACTGGCTCTGCCGGACCTGAAAAAGAACATTGCCGATCTACAAACATCAGCCGAATCCCAGGCGGGGAATCTGCCGACGAAAGCCCTTGTCGCTGGCAATACGCGCCGGACGATGGATTGGCTTGTCGGGGCTGCTACGCACCATGCCGATGCGCAGCATACCGCGTGGGCGACCAAGACGGCGGCCGATAATATTGTCTCAGCGTCGAATATCGGTGGTCTCGCGATTCAAACCGGAGATTTCAACAAGCTCGATCAGCAATTCGATGTCATCGGCAAGGAGGCTCACAACTATTTCGATCCGATGGGCTACGATCCGCAGACCTTGGATGTCGAGGTCTCGAAGTATCGTGGTAGCGCGGTCAAGAACTGGGTGGAGACCGCAGTTACAAACACCAAAGACCCCGATGCCTTGACGCATGGGCTGCAAATCTTCGAGCGATACAGCAAGGACATTGATCCGGCATCCCGGTTGACTCTAGATAAGTACGTCAAGACTGCCGCGTTCAATCGCACGGTCGGGAGGCTCGGGGACTACTACGCGGCGCCGCAGGGGCGCACGGTCGATAGTAGCCTTTCCCCGGAAATGCGCGGGCTTTTGGATACGATTCACGGCAGCGAAACGCCCGGCGGCGGTTACGATACACTGTACGGCGGCGGTTCGATTCAGTCGGTTCGGCCGGGATTTGATTATTCCGATCATCCGCGCGTGATGTTCCCGGCACAGTATGGTCCTACGTCGGCGTTCGGTCGCTATCAGATCACAAAGACGACATGGGATGCCGACAAGGACCGATTTGGGCTGACGGATATTACCGCCGAATCGCAGGATCAGTGGGCGGCGCGGAAGGCGTCCGAACTCTACGGTAAAAGTTTCAACGGCGCGGCGTTCAAGGGCTTCAATAATCTTACCGGCAATCTCGACAACGATCTTGCGGCGAACAAAAATAATCCTGGATTTTTATCGGCTGTCGGTCATGCCTTGAGCAACGAATGGACTTCGCTACCGGGTGGCCTTCAACCGAACGCACAAACGGTTTCGTTTGCGAATCGCTTTGCCAAGAACATCGCGATCAATTCTGGGGAGGCGGGCGCAACGCCCGATCCTGCGGATGTGGAAAGGAAGATTGCGACCGATCCGCTGCTTGCCAACCGTCCCGAACTGCGTAAGGCGGTGTTGCAGGATACCATGTCGAAGCTCGCGATTGCCTCGCGCGCCGATACGCTCGCGGCGAAGCAGGCCAAGGACACATCCGACGCGACCGAATGGAAAGTGTTTATGGACATCCATTCCGACAAGCCGACGATGACCTTGGCGCAGATCGACGCATTGCCGATGACCAAGGATGCCAAGGTAAGGATGACGGAACAGTTGGAAAAAGCGACGGGGACTGAGAAAACGGAACGAACTTACGGCGCGGGATTCTACGATATGTACCGCCGCATTCATCTGCCCGAAGGCGACCCGAATCGCATAACGGATTCGTCTCAATTGTATGGCCACGTAGGACCGCAGCCGCCGAAGAATTTTCTGAGTGATGCACAACGCGACCTTGCGCTGACGCCGCAAGAAAGCAATCTCTACCAACGACATCTAGATAATCTTGCTGGTCCAGGGAAAGTCCGAAACGCCGACGGTAGCATATCGACTCTGTTCCAGGCATCTGTCGAACATGACGGGCGTTTTTACAGCATTCCGACCGTGTGGGACGGTAAAATTATTCCTCCGCAAGAGGCAATCAAACGCGCTCAAGGTGTGGGTTGGGATAAGTGGCCATCCTATGCGAGCGAAGATGAGGCTGAAAAACGATACAACGTCTTGCATTCCTATATGGAGCGCGACGTACAGGCATATAACGCGCCTCCCGCGCAAGGCGATTTGACCGTTTCCGGCGTCGATAAGCTGAATACCGAAATCCAAGCGCGCAAATCCCCCGAAGGCGTCGCCGAATCCGAAATGAAGGCGCAGTTTTTGAAGAACGCGCGAGCGCAGATCACGGGGACGGACGAAGGGCTGCACATCAAAGACCCGAAGGGCGATGAACTTTATTTGAAGTTTCTGGCGCAAGTGTTGCCGATGTATGATGCCGCGCGGAAAGAGGGGAAGTCGGCACCGACATTATTTAATCCCGACAGTCCCGATTATCTCGGCAAAGCCATCGCTGGATTCCGCCGACCGATGGATCAGTGGTATGCCGACACGATTCACGAACAAGCGTCGCCGGAAACCTTCGACGTGACCAAAGTCAAATCGCTTGCCGATTTGGTTACGGCGTATCGTGCCGGCAACGTCGATAAGGCGACCGCCGATGCGACCGCGATTGCTAAGGGCTGGGCAACACGCAAGCCGCCCGCGCCTGCGATGCCAACCGTGCCGATGAGCCAGTGATGCAGGACGTTCCAGCACAACAGCCAACCGCCGCGCCTGCCCCGCAGGATGTGGATGCTTTGTTCCCGGAGAAGTCCGGGGCGCAGGATGTTGATTCGTTGTTTCCGGCTTCCGTCGAGGCGGACAGGAAGGCGAAGGCCGCTGGTATCTCTCATTCGCCGGTCAATGATCTAATTTTCGGCGACAAAACGGTGAGCCCGGTTGCGCGGATATTGGACTCGTTCGGGCAGGGATTCGAGCAAGGCTGGGGCACGGATCGGTTGGGATTGTCCGATGAAAGTACCGAGTATCTGAAAAAGATTGGTATTTTCAACGATTATCAGAAAGGGCAAGCGAGCCTCGTTAAGACCGCGAACGAGGTTCTGTTACGTCCCGCCGCCGTCGCTCTTGATGCCGTAATCAGGCGTGGTTTGCCGGGAATGTTTCGCGGCGGTCAGGCCGTTGTCCAGCAATTAGGTGAGGAAGTCGGGGCACCAAATATTGCCCGCGAAATTGCGGCTTTGCCGGAAGCCTTCCCGACAGGTCTGCACGGTCCTGTAAGTGGAATGCCGATACCGGGTCTTGGTTTTAGCGAAGCCTATCGTAATTCGCCGGGACTGATTGAGACCGCGCGGCAGATGCGTGTGATTGGTGCCGGTGAACGTGGTTGGGCTGGTACGGCGCCAGTCGAAGTGCCAAAGGGCGAGCCGGTCAAGATTGAGACCGCGCCGCCGCCGGTAGCGGGAAAATCAGAACAGCCGTCGCCGATGACGCCGCCGCCTGCCGCAGTCATGCCGAGTCCTGAGAATATCACCCCCGACATTCACACAGCAGCACGCCAAGCCGCGCCCGATGTCTTTGCGCGCTACGACACGTTGAAGCAGCAGCAAGACGGTTTGCAAAAGTGGCTTGCCGAACGAGAGGCGCAAGGGCAGTCCGAACCGGGCGTGAAGGCTTATCTCGATGGCGTGAATAAAGAACTCGACGAACTCTCGCCACAGGTCAAGGCGGCGTATCAGGAAGCGGCGGCAAGTACGAACGCGGCAACAGTGGCACCACCTGTATCGCAGTCGTGGGGAATGTTTCCGCCGCCGGAAGTGACGGGAGTGCCAGCGAAGATCGACGCCACGCATACCGTTCTCTCAGGCGCAAATTCGACCGCAGACGGAACGGTTGTCGTTGATCACAGCATCCCGGAATTCTCGCCGACTCTCAAAGACAAAGACGGCAATCCGGCAAACCTGCACAAGTATCTTGCTATTCACGAAACCGTCGAAGCCGAAGCGATGAAGCGGGGCATGAGCTACGACGATGCTCATACCAAAGTTGCAACACCCGCAGAGCGCGCCGCAGTCGAAGCCGATGGCGTGAACTGGAAAGCCTATACCGACGAAATGGACGGCTATCTCGATCATATCGAGCATGAGCCTAATACGAATCCGCCGCCCGGACAGATGCACATCAATCCGGAAGATGCGATTGGGCACCACAAGTCGGAGAACAAGCCGAGCGTTCCGACAGATCAGGTTATCAAGCCAATCGAGGCACAGCGGGATTTCATCGTCAACGACGTAAAGCGCCAGTTGATCGCAGCGGGGCGGCCGGAAACGGAAGCACAGGCGGCGGGGCAGCTTGTCGCGGCGCGGTACGAGGCAAGAGCCGCAAGGCTTGGCGGGGCGCGTGGCGGCGCGGAGGAACTTTACAAGGCCGAGGGTGCGCAGATTCGCGGGCCGGGCGGACCTACAGCGCCAGCGCCCACAGGAGCGCCAGCAATTGCGCCGACGCCGGTAGCCGAGGCCATCCCCGAATCCGAAATCACCACAACCCACGTCGGCCCCAAAGCCGCACGCGGCCCGCGCGCCGTGCCGCAAGAACGCTGGTCGCTCCTTCAATTCATCGCAGATCGGGGTGGAATAAAAGCCGACGACAAGAACATCGGCGACGTGCGAACGATCTTCGGTAAGGACCAGAAATGGATTCCCGGATTTGGGCCGCTGATTCGCAAAGACGGCATGGAGCTAGATCGCGCTCGCGAGGCGGCGGTCGAGGCCGGTTATATTCAGGACCACGGCCAAAGCGGTGTGAGTGCCGGCGAGGCCACGTCGAATCTCGACACGCTGTTGCAGGCGATGGACCGCGAGGAACGCGGCACCAAAGTTTATCGCCAAGGTGTTGAACCGCAGGAAGCCCGCGAGCGTGTGCCCGACGCCGCCGAACTGGAACAGCACAGAGCCGCACAAGCAGAACTTGATTCTCGCATAACCGATTACCTGCAAGAAGTTGGAATAAAACCCAACGAAATCGAACCATCCATCTCAGCGAGAATGCGCGAACTGATGGACAGACAAAGACTGGAACCCGACATCGCCCACGAACGGGCCGTGATGGAGGCAGACGATCATGCCGTCGAAACCGAAAACGCTCCCGAACGCGCCGAGTATATCCCCGGATGGGATGTACCTGATGACACCGGAGCAGCACAGGAAGCGCGCGAAGCAACTGCTAAAGGCGAAGAAGCCACACCTGGCGCTGGCGCACGAACAGATCGCGAAGGCTATCGAGAAAAGACTTGGACGGAGTTCTACCAGCGGAAACGCGAACGCGACTTGATCGCGGAGCGCGAGGCCGAAGGTCAGCAACAGATTCCAGGCGCCGAGAGAATCAGTGACGCCGAACGTGCGCAACGCGCGGCCGATCAGCCGTTGAAGCCAAAGGCCGAACAGAAGCCTATGGACGTGGGGCTGTTCGGGGATGAAAAAGACCAGCAAGAACTATTCCAACAAGCGCGCGGCGGCATCGTCCTAAACCCCAACGCCGTCCCCGGCCACGACTACATCGGCATGGAGAACGTCCGCCCTCTAATGAGGCTAACCGCCGAGGCCAACGCCTCGACGTTCTTTCACGAATCCGGCCACCAATACCTCGCGGAACTTGTCCGTGACGCCGCCCACGAAGCCGCGCCCGCAGACCTTAAGGCAGACGCACAGACCGTCATGGATTGGCTCGGACTCAAAGGGCCACAGGACTTAACCCTAGGCGCCGATGCCTCACGGGCGGCCAAGATCAAGGCAACCAAGGCCCATGAGAAGTTCGCCAGGGGATTTGAGCAATATCTTCGGGAAGGCATAGCCCCCTCTCCGCAGCTTGCCGGCGTATTCGCCAAGGTCAAGCAATGGATGATGAATATCTACCAGACCATCAGGGGCTTAGGCGCTCCGATCAGTGACGATATTCGGGGTGTTTTCGACCGGATGCTTGCCGAACAGCCTCAAAGGACCGTGATTGCGCCCGAGATTGCCAAACGGCCCGATTTGCAGGATATTCATGAGTCGGACGCCGTTCTGACCGAGCCGCACGAAGCGGAGCGGGCGGCGGATCGTATCGGTAACGAGGATGCCAGGGCCAGAGCGGAACTGCCCAAGGACATAGCGGATGAGCATCGAGGAAGTGCAGAGAAAATTGGAACTAGCGCAAGCGAACCAATCTCATTGGGAGAAGATCGCGGCAGACCCGACACTATCGGTCCAGGCGGCGCTGGCAGCGCGGAACTCGGCACGCAGCCACAGGGCGGCGGCAACATTGTACCGCAAGGCGCTGGGCTACGAACACGAGAAGGCAGCGCAGGAACCATAGAGCCGCTTCCCATCGGGCCTCACGTTCCGCTGGACACACTGCCGGCGGCGAAGATGGATAAGGTCGGAAATATCCGGCTGGAAAACCTCGATACTCCCGCCGCCGTCAACGACGCAATCCGAACGCTCTACCACGAAAATGCTGCACAGTTAGACGCCGCCACGCGAGGCGTCGTGTCCGATCAGTCCATCATGGATTTGGCGGACGCGATGGGCGTCGATCCGCGGATCGTCGCAAACAACATGGACCGCCTGCGGCAGATGTCCGTCGAGGATGGTGTGCCGCTTGCCGCGCGTATCTGGTTAATGCGCGATACGTTTACCAAACTTGCCGCCGAAGTCAGCCGGACCATGCAAGGCACGGATGAAGTCGCCTACGCGGAAGCGCGACAAAGATTTTTGATGGCACACGAAACATTGTCCGGCATTACGGCGGAAATGGGCCGTGGGCTTCGCGCGTTCCGCACGATGAAGGGCGCGACACAGAACGCGGAAGAACTCGCTGCGGTTTTGAAGGATGCGACGGGCAAGACACTTTTTCAACTACAGCAGGAAATGACGCTAGGCCGTGCTGCAAGCACACCGGCACAAGTCGCGCGAGGGATTCAGGACTCGCAAAAACTGCTCGGGCAGAAGGTCCGCGACGGTGTTATCAGCTACGTCATCAACAATCTAATTTCGGGACCACTAACTCACGTTGGATACTCCATCGGCAATCAGGTTTTGCAGTTATGGCGGGCCGTTCCTGAAACCGCTGCGTCTGCTCTTGCGGGGCGGATGCTTTCGGCAGTCGGGGCGATCAAGCCGGAAGATCGAATCGTTGCAGGCGAGATTGTGCCGCGACTTTACGGAATGCTCTACGGCGCTCGCGAAGGAATAATGCCATCATATAGTGCGCTGAAAACCGGCGTATCTGTGATGAAGGGCGATCCGTCCGGCGTCGATCTTTTCAATTCGGAAATCGCCTACCGTCCGCAACAGATTCCCGGCAAGGTAGGCTACGTTCTGGAAACGCCGTCGCGCTCGGTCGCCGCGATCCACACCATGCACTACGGCATGAACTACGAATCCGAAATCTCCGCGATGGCCTTTCGCGACGCGATAAAGGAAGACTTCGAGCCCGGCACCGATGAATTCAATCAGCACATGGCCGAGTTTGTGAGCAAGCCGCCGGACTCGGCGATGGCAGAAGCACATAATACCGCGCTCGAAATGGTGCTGATGAAGCGTCCGACCTTCGATTCGGGGCAGTACCATTTTCAGAAGTGGGTCAATAGCCACATCGCCTTGAAACTCGTTATGCCGTTCGTGCAGATAGGTGCGAACATTCTCCGCGAGGGCTTTGTAGAGCGCACGCCTTTGGCGTTCTTGTCCTCAGACGCGCGCAATAATCTGTTGGGTCGTAACGGGCCGGTCGCGATGCAGCGGCAATATGGGCAGATCATGGTGGGGACCGGGCTCGGATTGAGCGTGATGGGCCTCACCATGCAAGGCATCATGACGGGGGGCGGTCCTTCCGATCCGAAGCAGCGCGAAGTGATGGAAATGACGGGGTGGAAGCCGTACAGCCTCAAGATTGGCGGCGAGTATATCCCCTATCGGAAATATCTGAGCGCACTTGGTCCTCTCGTTGCCGGCGTCGCCGATATGGTCGAAATCGGTCATACGATGAGCGAGAAGGGTCTGGCGCAAGGCGCTGCCGCACTCCTGTTCGGATTCTCGGAGGTTGTTGCCGACGAAACCTGGATGCGCGGGCTTTCCTCGTTTATTGATGCAGCGCGCAATTGGGACCGCAGCGGCATGAAGTACCTGCGCAATATGTCGATGGATTTTCTGCCGTTCTCCATCGGCCTTCGCCAAATCGCGTCCATGACCGATCCGGTATGGCGTTCCGTGCGCTCGGAAATGGATGCCTTACGCGCCCATATTCCGGGCATGAGCGAGCAGCTTTTCCCTGTCCGCGACCTATGGGGGGAACCGATGCGCGGCGGGTCGATGATGTCGTGGTCGCCTGCGGTAAACGATCCGGCAACAATCGCGCTACAGAAGGCCGAATACTATCCCGCTAGGCCGGAGAGGAAGATTCGCGGCGTGACTTTGACCGATCAGCAATACGATGACTTCACCCGAATCGCCGGTCGCGTCGCCAAAATGCGAGTCAATGCCATGGTGTCGAATCCGGGCTTCAATCTTATCCCGCAGCAAATCCGGCAAGAACAGTTGAAAACGGCTGTGGACGGCTCAAGGGATATGGCGCGAACCGTGATCTTGATGCAATATCCAGAGATCATGAAACAGGCATTGGACGCCAAGCACGCGATCTTGCAAAGCACGGTTGCCCACTAGTGGCCGATATTCGCCCGCCAATTACGCCAGTCCATGCGCCGCAGAAGCAGCGAGCGAAGGTAAGGCCGCGCCGCAAGGAGAAAGCGCCTTTCCTGCCGAACGAACCTCACCCGCACGGGTGGCTTGCTCACCATCGCATGAAATCTGAAAGCGATCGCAAAGAATGAAAAAAGCCGCACGCCTCCTGCTCGCGTTCATCGGCCTTATTGTCCTGGGCGAGATTGCCGACTTGGCGTGGCTCGGTTACGTGCGCGCGACAGTTACGAGTGCGCAATCGTCCGTGGTGATCGGCGGCAATGGCTCGATTACGAATTTCACGTTCCCGTTTATCGGCGTCGCCTCCAACGACATTACTGTGATCTACACGGACGCGAACGGCAACCAGACGACGCTTACGCCGAACACGCAATACACGCTCACGCTTACCGCACCGCTGCCGGGAGCAATCTGGGGCCTCGGCGGCTCGGTCACATACCCTCTCGTTGGTTCCCCTATCGCGTCTGGAACGACGATCACCATCGCGCGGACGCTGCCCTATCTGCAAACCGTAAGCTCGAATCAGGGGCAAGCATTCCCGACTGCGGTTGAAGCGGCGCTTGATCTTCTGTCGATGCAGATTCAGCAGTTGAACGCGCTATTTGGGCGAGGGATTGCAATTCCGGTTTCGGATAGTTGTGGGAGTCTCGCGCCGTTACCCGCTGCCGCACAGCGAGCGAACCAGGCGCTCGGATTTGATGCGACGGGATGTGTTCCGGTTGCGATTTCGACGCTGCCTGCGGGAACGGTCTCGTCGGCGATGCAGCCGGTGGTTAATGCGCCGACGATTGCAGCGGCTCGGACAGACTTGGGTTTGGGCAGTGCGGCGACGGAGAATGTTGGTTCCTATGGTCTGGCTGATGATGGGGCGGGAACACTTCGGCAGACGTTCGTTGCGACTGCGGATTCCACAAGCCAGAGCGTTACGTCCGCGTTTCAGTTGAATCAGAGGATTTGCACGGGACCAATCACCTATACGCTGCCTCGCGCCAATACGTTGCAGGCCGGATTCGGTTTCTGGATTTACGCGATCTCTGGCATCTGCACGATTACGCCGAACGCCAACGATAATTTTCCCGGTGTTGGGTCGGGAACCTCGATTACGATTCCATCCGGTTCTTGGGTGTGGATCAGCACCAACGCCTTGTCGTCGGGGACGTGGTGGCTTGACGTACATGGTCCGGTCAATGGAAGCCTCGCGGCGGTTGCTAGTGCGAGCGCACTGACTATCACCTATTCAGGAGGTCCGCTGCGCTTCCGGGATACCACCTTGGCGAACGGCGATCCGCTTTGGGCCATACCGCAAGGCGCTTTGGGTATCACGATTCCATCCGGTGCGACGCTCGGAACGTCGAGCAGCAATGTCCCGTTCCGAATCTGGATATTTGCCGCATACAACGGCGGCACGCCGATTTTGGGGGTTGCAAAATGTTCAACTGCGACGGCGATCTTTCCGTGCACGGCCTGGGAGACGATCCAGAAAAGCGGCACGGGAATAACCGCTGGATCAGGAACGGCGGGTGTTCTTTATACGTCGGCCAATACCAGCAACGACAGTGTGATTATTCTCGGCTACGCAGACTATGCTTCGGGCTTGGGAACGGCAGGGACATGGGCGTCCGCCCCGACGACGCTGCAATTTTGCTTGGCGCCGGCCTCGTGCAAAAAACCCGGTGACCCGGTGCAGACGGTTTTCTTTGCGACGGCCAGTGCTACCAGCCTCACTGGAACGGCGGCCGCTACGACCATTACATCAAGCATTATACCGACCAGTGCAGCAAACCTTATTTTGATCAATGCAATCGGTGTTGCTGCGGCGGGTGTGAGTGGGACAAGCGTTTCACAAGTAAGTGCGCAGGTTCGACGGGGAACATCGACTGCTATCGGCGAGCCGCAGGCGGTGGGTATCAATAACAGCGCCGGTGTTGTATCGGCACCTTGCGTATTCGATGTTCTCGATGCACCAGGGGTTTCTTCGAGCCAGGCGTACACTGTATATGGCAATAATAACGTTGGTTCTGGCACTTTCGGTATAGGTACGATGAGGCTGACGGAAATTATGGGTTGATGTGTGCGTTTAAGCCTGCAAACAACAACAGAGTTTTCCTAACGAAAGTCGGATGAACGTCATGCCCGAACCGCTGATCCAACAAAACCAGATAATCCCGATTGCCAGTCCGGTGTTTACGTCGGTTGCTCTGACGACGGCGCTTACTGCGAGCGTCATCGGGACGAACGCACAGCGCCGCGGCATTACGTTTGGAAATCCGAGTGCGACGCAGACCATCTATCTTGCGCCGGCCGGGAGCGCGATTGCCGTAAATCAAGGCATTCCCTTATTCCCCGGAGCGACGCTGCCGATCATGGCGCAGGGAAACTTTCAGATCAATTGCGCGTGGCAGGCCATCGCGAGCGGAAACTGCAATCTCACTATTCTGGAATTTGTCTGATGAAGAAGATTCTACTTGCGCTTGCGCTCCTGATTGTCTCGGCGCTGCCGGCGGCGGCGCAGGGGTGCGGGCCGTCGAATCCGAATTGCATCGTGCCGACTGCGCCTGCCGCGACTTGCGATAATCGCGCGGCATCAACGCAGTACACTTGCAATGCGATCAATGGCGGAACCCTTGGAACTCCGAAAGATTTGCCGTGGTACAACGCCACGGGAACGGGGTTGACCGATAGCGGCATCAGTTTTTCGGTTCCAAGCACGGTTATTCCAAAAATCAGTTTTGCTCCCGTTATGCCGATATCTCAAACCGACAATGTTTTGATCTTGGCGGGGGCAGACGGGGGCGGCGCGAGAATTAGTGTCTATCTCGCAAATACAAATACCGCAGGCACTGGAAATTCTCCGGCGTTTACTGGGGCGCACGCTAATGGGACGTTGGGAGCGCCGACCGCAATCTTGGCTAACGACACTCTTGTATCCTTCGGCGGCGGCGGCTGCAATCAAGCGCTTTGCGGAACCGGCAGCAGCACTACCGGCTGGATAGAGGCTCGGGGTAGCTATCAGGTTTATGCGGATTGCAATTGGAGTACTTCGTCAGAATGTACGCGCCTGGAAATGAAGGTGACTTTGGCGGGAACCACTACGCAAGTCCCTCAACTAACCCTATTCAACGACGGCGCACTTTACCTTGGCACTTATGCCAATGACACTCCCCAAAGTGGGCTTGATGCTGCACCTGGCGCGTTTCTGATTAACCAGAATGCAGTAACGCCAACGGCATTAACTCTTGCCAGCATAAGCAAGGGCGTTAATATATTTGGTTTGGATGCTACCGCTGCGGGTCATGCTGTACAAACTTTTGGCTCTTTTGGCGTTAATACTTTTCTCCGCTACGACGGCACGCAGGCTAGTCCTACTCCGCTGGTAAGCGGGGACGAGATTGGCCGGATTAATTTCAGCGGAGCGGGATCGTCCTCGGCAGTTGAGACAAGCAAGGCTCGCATAAACTGTTGGGCGGCTGAAAATTGGAGCACGACTGCATTTGGAACTTATTGCTCCATATTTACAGCGGTGACTGGCGGCGGCTCGCCAACCGTGACAGAGAAGTTTCGATTTCAGGCGAGCGGTGGATTATCGGTCGGTAATGCAAATATCGCCACGGACGGCGGTGCCGGCATCATTGTGGGTACAGGATTTCAGGCGGGATTGTCGCCGGGCTTGACGCAGACCTGTACCGTCAACCAAGCAAAAACTTTGATTTTCACGCTCGGCGTTCTCACGGGTGGAACATGCAACTCATAATCGCAATGATGCTCACACTGCTTGCCGCTTCGGCGCTCGCCCAGCAGCCGATCCCGCAAGGTGCCGATCCAGCATTCTTACAGCAGGCGCTTAATGCTCTACAAGCGCAACGTAACCGCGCCTTGGATGAGGCGGCGGCGGCAGAGGCACAACTGGCACAGGCGCAAAAAACGATAGCTGACTTGCAAAAGCAGATTGCCGAGAAGCCCAAGGATGAGCCGAAACAATAACAATTGACGCAACCCTCCATCGGAGTCAGGGTCTAGCACAATCTAAGAATCA